TATGGCTGGAAGTAATGCCTAGTCTAACTACTGCTACTGCAGGTTCAGCATCTAATCAAGCAATGGTTACTGTAACTGAGGAAACTACTATAGTAGAGACAGAAGTAGTACGTGCTCGTAATGCTAAAGGTCAACTTGTAGGTGATGACCCTAGTACTCCTGATATTAATGAAGCTTGGACTACAAAGATTAAGAAGAGAGTTACTGGTAAGAAGAAAGCTAAGAAAGACTAGATGGTAGAACTAGCTATATATAAGACTTCTACAGAGGCTAAGACTATAGCTTCCACTACTGCTGATGCAGCGGCTGATGTTCTGTATACATGTCCTGCAACGCATAGCGCTACTATTGATCTTCTATTCCTGAATAACAATAACTCAGGTGCTAAGAAGATCTTCGTACAGTTTTTTCATAAAGCTGACAGCACGTATCATTACTTACTCAAAGATCACAGCATAGCAGCTAATAGCTCCTTTAATGTACTAGATAGTAGTGTCATGCACTTACACGCTGGTGATAAGATTGTCTTGTATGCCCAGACTACTAATACTATTGAGGCTACCATATCTGTACGGGAAAGGTATAACCCTAATAGATAACGGGTATGCAAACTTGTATCTACTAAATAGGTTTTAATTAAGTATAACTATGTTCGTCCCTATATAAAAAAGGAGAATGGACATGGAATTAGTAATCACACAAACACAACGCTTTGGTGCATCATTTAAAGCATGGCTAGTAAAAGTCTTTAATGCTTTTATTGAGAGTCGCCAAAAAGAAGCAAACCGCCGCATAGCTTCAATGCAGCTTCACGGAATGACAGACAAAGACTTAAGAGATATTGGAATTACTCGTGGTGACATTAGCCGTGTTCTAAACGAAGAACCTAAATAGGCTAACTGAATATAGGACTGTATTTGCATGATTGAAGTTTTAGCTCTTGCAAGTGCAGTAAGCAGCATAGCTGGCGGTATAAGCAACGCAATAAAGGCAGGCAAAGATGTTAATAGCATTATGCCTGCTTTCGGTAAATTAGCTAACCTTGAAGCCGAGATTGGTATTGCTGAGAAGGGCAGGCACAAAGGCCCACTGGGTCGCCTTACCTCTACTGAAGAAGAAGGTTTCGCCATAGCTCAAGCTAAGATGAAGCACAAAGAGTGTATGGACGATTTGAGGTCTACAACACGATTATATGGCCCTCCAGGTATGTGGGATATGGTTGTACACGAACAGGCCCAAGCTCGTAAACGGCGTAAGGATGCACTTGAGGCTGAAGCAGATAAGAGGGATAGGATATTTTACTTCTTAACTGTCCTCGCTTGTGTTATAGTATTTGGCATAGGTACTGCTGGTTTGTTCTGGGGTGCAGCAATACTAGCTGAAGAGGTCAAATAGCATGTATTATCTTTATACAAAGAAAGTAGTAACACCATGACACGTAACTTAACAGATAATCAACGGCGTTTCCTAGAGGTTCTCTTTGAAGAGGCTCAAGGTGATGCTGTACAAGCTAAGAAACTAGCGGGTTATGGCGAGACTAGTTCTACTCGTTCTATAGTTGAGTCTCTTAAAGATGAGATAGGAGAGGCTACACGTACTTACTTTGCACAAGTAGCCCCTAAAGCAGCTATGTCTATGGCTGGTGCTTTGTATGACCCTACTGAACTAGGCATTCGTGATAAGATGGTTGCCGCTAAAGACCTACTTGATCGTGCTGGCTTGGGTAAAGTAGAAAGATTGGACGTATCCTCTAGTGGTGGCGGTGTATTCTACCTTCCACCCAAAGAAGGTTCTAATGAATAAGTAGTGTTATTGTGAGATTAAAGATAACAGAAGATATAGGTTACTGGGAACTACCTAAACCACCTAAAGGTAAAGAAAAAGAGTGGCATACAGTAGTAAGACTAGGTAATACTAACAAGGGTGTACCTTACGGATATAAGGTTTGCTACGATAATGATGCACTTTTAGAGCCTATCCCTTACGAATTAGAGGCATTAGAGCTTGCAAAGAGACACTTAAAGCAGTATAGTTACGCAGATGTCTGTATATGGTTAGAAAAACAGACAGGTAGACCTATTACGCAGCAAGCGCTAAGAAGAAGAGTAGACATTGACCTCAAACGTAAAAAAGCAACTACAGCTAAACGGTTCCTTGCCCAGCGGCTCCAAAAAATCCTCAAGGAAATCGAAACCCTTGAAAAAAACCGCATTGGAGCCTATAGTACCCACGGAGAAGACGAAGAAGACAGTACCAGCGACAGTTCTACCCCCTCAGTATGAAGTAGAAGTAGCTCAAGACGTAGTTTTTAAGCCTAATGCTGGCCCTCAGACTGACTTTCTTAGTTCTAGTGAGCGTGAAGTACTATATGGAGGCAGTGCGGGTGGTGGTAAAAGCTACGCCATGCTTGCAGACCCTCTACATGGCTTAGGCAACCCTAACTTTAGTGGTTTGCTGGTACGACACACTACAGAAGAGCTACGAGAGCTAATACAAAAGAGTCAAGAGCTATACCCTAAAGCAATTCCAGGTATAAAGTGGTCAGAACGTAAGTCACAGTGGACTAGCCCTAGAGGGGGCAGACTTTGGATGTCCTACTTGGACAAAGACATGGATGTTACCCGCTACCAAGGGCAGGCGTTTAACTGGATAGGCTTCGATGAACTGACGCAGTGGAATACAAACTACGCCTGGGATTATATGAGGTCACGCTTGAGATCTGCACATAGTAATGAGCTAGGTTTGTACATGAGAGCCACAACAAACCCAGGTGGAAACGGACATGCTTGGGTTAAAAAGATGTTTATTGACCCAGCACCTCGCAATGAGGCATTCTGGGCTACTAGTATAGAAACAGGGGATACTATTACGTTCCCTAAAGGGCATAGCAGAGAGGGTGAACCTCTATTTAAACGTAGGTTTATCCCTGCCAGCCTATTTGATAACCCTTATTTGTCACAGGGCGGTGAGTATGAAGCAATGCTACTCTCACTACCTGAGCATCAGAAAAAACAACTACTTGAAGGTAACTGGGATGTAAATGAAGGGGCAGCTTTCCCTGAGTTTAACAGAGCTATACACGTTATAGATCCTTTTAGCATACCTAAGTCATGGTCTAGATTTAGAGCTTGTGACTATGGATATGGGAGTTACACAGGTGTTGTTTGGATAGCTGTAGCACCTGATGAGCAGCTTATCGTATACAGAGAACTTTATTGTAGTAAAGTAACAGCCACTGATCTAGCAGATATGATTCTTGATGCAGAGGCTGAAGATGGTACAATGAGATACGGCGTATTGGACTCTTCCCTGTGGCACAAACGTGGGGATACTGGCCCGTCATTAGCAGAACAAATGAACATGAAGGGTTGTCGTTGGAGACCTTCTGACCGTTCTCGTGGCTCAAGAGTGGCTGGTAAAAATGAGTTACATCGCCGTTTGCAGGTAGATGAGTTTACTGAGAAACCACGCTTGGTATTCATGTCTACCTGCACCAATCTACTAGCGCAGATACCATCAATACCTTTAGACAAAAGAAACTCTGAAGATGTTGATACAAACTCAGAAGATCACTTGTATGATGCTTTAAGGTATGGTATTATGACTAGACCAAGAAGCTCACTATGGGACTTTAACCCCGCAACACAAAGGTCTGGCTTTCAAGCGTCAGACCCAACATTCGGATATTAAATTATGGCAGAAATAGATGATCTTTCGTTTGAGACTGATGACGTAGTTGCTGCAGAAGCACAAGACGATAAACTCCTTGCGTCAAGCAGTAGTATTGTTGCGTTTGTTAATGAGCGATTCAAAAGAGCAGAAGACTCTAGATTAGGGGATGAAGAAAGGTGGCTACGTGCTTATAGAAACTATCGTGGTCTTTACGGATCAGACGTGCAATTCACATCTAGTGAAAAATCTAGGGTATTTATTAAAGTCACTAAGACTAAAACTCTCGCTGCTTATGGGCAGATTATTGATGTTCTATTTGGAAATAATAAGTTTCCGCTTTCGATAGATCCCTCTGTATTACCTGATGGCGTTGCTGAGTCTGTACACATTAATCTAGACCCTAATGCAGAAGCAGGTGTAGAAGAATTAAAGAGTGCCTTTGGTCAGGAGCCTACTAAGCCTTACTTGATTGGCCCAGACACTAAACTAAAACCAGGTGAGACTAGAAGCTCATTAGAGAAACGCTTAGGTGGTTTAGAAAATAAACTAACTCCAGTAGCAGATAAACTCATTGAGGGTGACGGTACTTCTCCTACTACTGTAACATTCCATCCTGCTATGGTAGCAGCTAAGAAGATGGAAAAGAAAGTACACGATCAGTTAAACGAGTCGGGTGCATCTAAGCATTTACGTAGTATGGCCTTTGAGATGGCACTGCTAGGTACAGGTGTTATGAAAGGCCCCTTCGCTACAGATAAAGAGTATCCTAACTGGAATGAAGAAGGTGAGTATGACCCTATAGTAAAGACTGTACCTTCTACAGATCATGTATCTATATGGAACTTCTACCCTGACCCTGAAGCTTCAAGCATGGATGATGCAGAGTATGTAGTTGAGCGTCACAAGATGTCTCGTACACAAATACGTTCTCTAGCTAATCGCCCTTACTTTATGGAAGATTCTATTGAAGCTGTCGTTGCTTCTGGTTCTGACTATGTGCGTAAGCATTGGGAACAGAAGATGGAAGATGACGATAGTACTATTGGTAACTCAGAGCGTTGGGAAGTGTTTGAGTTCTGGGGCTTTGTTGATATAGATATACTAGAAGATAATGGTATTAAGATACCCAAAGAATATAAAGACTTAAACGAAGTAAACTGCAATATCTGGGTGTGTAACGGAGAAGTCCTTCGTTGTGTGCTTAACCCATTCAAGCCTTCACGTATCCCTTACTACTCTGTACCCTATGAGCACAACCCTTATTCCTTCTTTGGCGTAGGTATTGCTGAGAACATGGACGATACACAGACATTGATGAATGGCTTTATGCGTATGGCTATTGACAATGCTTCTCTAAGTGGTAATCTTATCATTGAAGTAGATGAGACAAACTTGGTTCCAGGCCAAGACTTAACTATGTACCCAGGAAAAGTCCTACGAAGACAGGGGGGTGCACCTGGTCAAGCCTTGTTTGGCACTAAGTTCCCCAACGTAGCACAGGAAAACATGCAACTCTTTGATAAAGCACGAGTATTAGCTGATGAGTCTACTGGATTCCCTTCCTTTGCTCATGGTCAAACGGGTGTCAGTGGTGTTGGACGTACTGCTTCAGGTATTAGTATGCTTATGTCTGCTGCTAACGGCTCTATTCGTAGTGTGGTTAAGAATGTAGATGACTATCTTATCGCTCCTATGGGTAAAGCTTTCTTTGCATTCAACATGCAGTTTGATTTTGATAGCAGCATCAAGGGTGACTTAGAGGTTAAGGCATCTGGTACAGAGAGCTTAATGGCTAATGAAGTTCGCTCACAGCGCTTAATGCAGTTCTTGCAGGTTGCATCTAACCCAGCACTTGCACCATTCGCTAAGATGGATTACGTTATTCGTGAGATTGCTAAGAGCATGAACCTTGATCCAGACAAAGTGACTAACTCCATGCAGGACGCAGCAATACAGGCAGAGATACTCAAAGCCTTCCAAGCGCCCCCACAGCCCCCTATGGCTCCTGAAGGTGTCCCAGGCCCTGAAGGTGGTGCTCCTGCTCCACAGGGCGCTCCTGCTGGCGCTCAGGTACAAGACCAGACAGGTGCTGGCGGTGGTACTATAGGAACGGGTGTCGCACCAGTACCAGGAGAGCAAGGGTTCAGCGGTAATGTCGCTTAAGAGCCTTGTAAACAATAAAGTAGAATGGGATGCACTTCTTCAAGAGTTAGATGAGTGCATATCACAGCAACACAAAAGTGCTGAGACATTATCTGACCCTGTTGAGTTTTATCGTGCTCAAGGTAAGATTGCAGCTTATCGTAACTTGAAGTACTTGAGGGATAAAGTTAATGGCTGACATAAAAGAACAAGAAGAAGAGAGTCTCTGGGAAAAGTATAACCCCTTAACAGGTTCCTATAGAAAAAAAACACCTATGAGTGTTCAGATGTTAGATGCAGGTTTAGACTTTACGCCTGTTGGTACGGTTAAGGGTGTCTCTGATATTGTTAATGAAGTACAAAAAGATGACCCTAATTATCTAAAGGCGGCGGGTCTTACTGCTGTTGAGTTAGCAGCTGTTTTACCTGTGGGAGGCCCTATTCTTAAGGGTATGTTACGCAAGGGTGATGATGTAGCTGCAGCAGACAGGGTTCCTCCCGCTGAAAACGCAGCGCGTACTCAGATAGCAGGGACACTCCCTACTTACAAGAAAGCTGATACACTACTAACAGAGTTATCAGGTGAAGGTAAAACTTTAGACTTTGGTGCAGGTTTAGGACTATCAAAGAAAGAGCTTGGCTTTGATACGTATGAGCCTTTCCCCAAAGGTGACTTCACACCTGACTTTAATAATCCTACTGACATACCATCAAACTCTTATAAAAAAGTAACTAATCTAAACGTATTAAACGTAGTACCAAGGGATGTTAGAGATACTATTGTAAAAGATATTGGACGTGTACTTGAGCCTAATGGTAGGGCCGTTATAACTACACGTGGCAGGGATGTAATGGACGCTAAGGGTACAGTTGGCCCAGAGCCTATGTCTATTATAACAACTAGGGATACTTATCAAAAAGGTTTCACACAACCTGAACTTAGCTCCTACATAACAGAAACACTGGGCGAAGGATTTGCAGTAACTAATAATAAACTTGGTGCGGCTGGAGTTACAGTACATAAGCTACCTACAGCAAACTTTAATGAAGGCGGATTAGCAATGAATAACGAATCTCAAATGGCTGAACTCTTTGAAGAGGGTGGTATTGCTGATGATGGCATGAGAGTTGACCCTGTAAGCGGTAACGAGATACCTCCAGGCTCAATGGCCTCAGAAGTACGGGATGATGTACCTGCTCAGTTAAGCGAAGGTGAATATGTTGTACCCGCTGATGTGCTACGTTTCTATGGTGTAAAGTTCTTTGAAGACCTACGATCAGAAGCCAAGCAGGGCATGATGAAGATGGAAGTAGATGGACGCATTGGTGGTGAGCCTGTAGCTGCTGAAGGCCAACAAGACATGGACGCTCTTACACCAGAGGAGATGGCTGTACTACAAGAGATGGGCATGGCTGCAGGCGGTATGGTCCCACAACAAAGGGTTGGCTACAATGAGGCTGGCTTAGAGGATGGCCGTAATGCAAACACTATGGCAGCTAACGTTTCCACACAGTATGGTCGTGGCTCTGGAATAGATAGAGCACGGGGTGTAGCACCTGCTACTACTGCAGCTGTACGTATGGTAATGCTATACAGCCCTGATGGACTTACATCACAGGCATTCACTCTACCCGCTCAACAAGTAGAGCATGATGCAAGGATAGCAGAGGGCTGGAGTGCTACACAGGTAGGAGTTACTACACAGACTAGCGTGGGTCAGGATAATGAAAATGATAGTAATGAACCCCCGTCTACTGAAGATTACTATTCAACTCAAACAACAGACGCCCTTCAGGGACAGCTTGAAAGTTTAGAGTCTGGTAAAGGTTTAAATTCTTTTCTTAATAATTTCCTAGATAAGGGATTATCAGGTAAGATTATAAAAGGTGTTACAGGTAAGACTGTTATGGAACGCAGTATTAATTCTTTAAAAGACGAACTTAAGAAAAGAAAAGATATTGAAAATGGAGGAGGTTCGTCAAATTCATCAACGGATGCCAATGCAACTACTTCGGGTAATAGCTTTTCAGAATTTTTAGCTAATATAGTGACGCCTTTTGATGGTGCTAAATACGTTAATGGTCAGCTTGTAGATGATGCAGGAAATTCTATAAAACCGGGAACCGAGATTAACGGTAAGATAATTACAGGTTCTGCTAACAATCCAAATAATGATAGTACTCCTAGTAATAGTAATGACGATGGCCCGTCACTAGCAAGCCGAATGCAAGACAGAGCCGCTGAAAAAACTGCTGAAAAAGCTGCTACTACTGCTGCACAAGGTGCAGTGGACGCAGGATATGGTACTGCTCAAGGTGGTGAGTTTGAGGGCTTTGAAGACGAAGAACTAGAAGAAACAGGGGGTGGAGATAGAGGAATGAGCAAAGGCGGCTTTATCTCTAAGCGCTCCAAGAAGAAAAACAAATAAACGAGGACACCCAGTAATGATGCTGGCCCCTAATAATAATAATAAGGAAACAAACTATGGCTGAAGCCCAAGCACAAGAAACTACGTATATCAAGAACAACCGTAATGCAGAACGTATTGCAAAAGAAGAGGCAGAGCTTAAAGAGCTTATGAAGAATCATGTCGGAGCAGAACAAGAAGAACCCGATAGCGAGGGAACTGAGGAAGCCCAAGTTCAGGATGAGAGTAATCCCGAACAAGAAGCTACCAAAGAGACACCTGAAGCACAAGAAGCAGATGACAAAAGTCTGACTGCTGAAGAGCGCAGCTATAAGAAACGTTACGCAGATATACAAAAGCACTTGGCTAAAAAAGAGTCAGAGTTTAAAGACCGCATAGGAAGCCTTGAAGGTCAGCTAAAGAAAGCTGCTAACAATGAGCTTGTACTACCAAAGACAGATCAGGACATTGAAGCTTGGTCAAAGAAATACCCTGACGTAGCATCCATTGTTGAGGCTATTGCAGACAAGAAGGCGCAAGAGCGCTCAAGTGACTTAGACAGCCGTATGCAGGAGCTAGAAGAGCTACGTGTTACAGCTAAGAAAGAAAAAGCAGAAGCAGAGCTAATGAGCTTTCACCCTGACTTTAAAACTATTCGTGGTGATGACGCATTCCACAACTGGGCAGAGGAACAGCCTAAGTGGGTACAGGATGCCTTGTATGAGAACCTAGAGGATGCTAAGTCCGTTTCTCGTGTGATTGACTTATACAAGTCTGACAAAAACATTACCAATAAGAAAGATAACTCTAGTGATAAGGCAGCAGCAAGCTCTGTCAAAGCTAGAACAAGAAATTCCCCTGAGACAGACGATACTGCAGCACAGTGGCGCGAATCTCAAGTGAATAAAATGTCTACTCGTGAATATGAAAAACATGCAGATGCTATCATGGAATCAATTCGCAGTGGAAAGTTTGTCTATGATATGAAATAGCTATTGACTTTTAGTTAATTGTAGATATAACTATCTTTACACAAACCGAAAAGAATTACCCATTTGACTATAGGACCAAACTAATAGGGGTTGCGCTACCTCTACAAGTATGATACCCTAAAAAGAACGGCCCTCTTCATTCGGATATGAATGTGTAACTATATTAACCAGCCATTCATCATCTAAAGGAGAATATAACATGGCTTTTTCAACCGCAACAGGGTACGGGAACTTACCAAATGGTAACTTCAGCCCTATCATTTACAGCAAACAGGTACAGCTTGCGTTTCGCAAGAGCGCTGTAGCTAATGCTATTACTAACAACGACTATTTTGGTGAGATCGCAAACCAAGGCGATACCGTTAAAATTATGAAGGAACCAGAGGTTTCCGTGAAAGAGTACACACGTGGTGCTCAGATCACAGCCCAGGATCTTGACGATGAAGATTTTCAGCTTGTAGTAGACAAAAGCAACTACTTTGCTTTCAAGATTGACGATATCGAAGAGGCCCATAGCCATGTCGATTTCATGCAACTTGCAACTGATCGTGCAGCCTATCGTTTGGCTGACCAAATGGACCAAGAATGCCTTGGCTATTTGTCTGGTTACAAGCAGTCTGCTTTACACGCTGATGCAGATGCAGTCAATGACGTAACAAACGGCACACTCGCTGTAGATACTGCTGGTACTGACGAATTGTTGACAACTATGAAGTTGAACAAGGGTTCGTTTGGCAACATCACAACAAGCTCTGCAGGGGATCACTCTATTCCTTTGACACCTCGCTTTGGTGGCGCTACTGCTGCAAGCACATCTGTTGCATCACCTTTGCAGGTTATTGCACGTATGGGTCGCTTGCTTGACCAACAGAATGTTGACTCTCGTGGTCGCTGGCTGGTCTTGGACGCCGTATTCATGGAACTCTTAAAAGACGAGGATTCACGGGTACTAAATGCAGATCAGGGTGGCTCAGGTCTCCAGAATGGTCTTGTATTGAACAACCTACACGGCTTCCGTATCTATCAATCCAATAACCTACCTTCAGTAGGTACAGGATCAGGTACATCAGGTTCAGCCAACCAGGACACCAACTACGGTGTGATTGTTGCTGGACACGATTCGGCTGTTGCTTCTGCAGAGCAGATCAACAAAGTTGAGTCATATCGTGACCCAGACTCATTTTCGGACATTGTCCGTGGAATGCATCTATACGGCAGGAAGATTCTTCGTCCAGAAGCAATCGTAACTGCTAAATATAACGCAGCGTAAGGGAGGATAAACTTATGGCTACTTTAACTACATTTTTAGCACCCACTCGTGGAGCAGGTAATCCTTCACGGAAGCCTTACATGATTGAAAACACTCTTGACCTCACTGCAAGTGCGGTTGATTGTTCAGCTGGTGACATTATTCAGGCACTTACTATTCCTGGTAATACTGTCATTCTATGGGCAGGTATTCAAGTAATGGAATCTGCTACTATGAACACAGGTTCTAACGCTACTGCTATTCTTGGTACAGCGGTTGACCCTAACGAGTACGTAGCTGCGTTTGATATTGATGGTGCTGCAGATCTTGCATACGCACCAACAGTAGCTCAAGCAGGTGTTCTTGTCAATGCTGTTGCAGATACAATGGACGTAACCTTTGCGGGTGACGGTGCAACCTTCAGCGCAGGTAAACTACGTGTTTACTGTATGTTGATGGATGTCTCTGAAGTCGGAGACCATACTGCTCAAACAGTAGATCGTGATACACTGGCTTAATTGCTAAACTAAGGGGGGCTGGGAAACTAGCCCCTCTAACTTTGCTCAAAGGAAGTTCTTTCATGGCTACATACATCAATCTAGTAAATCAATTACTTAGACGCATAAATGAGACAGAGCTAGACGCAGCTGGGTCAGGTTTTTTAGATGTACGTAACTTACAAGCGCTTTCTAAGGATGCTATTAATTCGAGCATAAGAGAAATACTACAAATATCGCAGGAATGGCCTTTCACTCTTACTACTAATACACAAACATTAGTTGTTGGTACGGGTGTGTATGACTTTCCTGCAGACTTATCAAAGGTAGATTGGGATACTTTCTACATTAAGAAAAACGAAACACAACAGAACGAGCCTCGTAAGCTTCCTGTAATTACATTTGCAGATTACCTACGTAGCTTTAGACCTATAGAAGATATTGGCGGGGCTACGTCTAGGTCTGTACCTCTGCGTATTTACCAGACACAAGATTCTAAGTTTGGTGTTACACCCATTCCAGATGCTGCCTATGATATTGAGTATCGCTACTATTCCTTTCCTGCTGACCTAACAGCATTCAATGATGTGTCTGTGATACCTCAAAGGTTTAACACAGTTGTTATTGATGGAGCTATGATGTATCTTATGCGTTTCCGTTCCAATGATCAGAGTGGGCAGATCCATGAGAAGAAGTTTATGGATGGTATTGATAACATGCGGCGTCTACTACTTGATACACCCTTGTATATAACTTCTACTGTAACAGGTAGACATTTTAACTCTGTAACTGGTGCTCAATAATGGCAGAACAACTATCCACGTTTGCTACACCTTGTAGTGGTGGACTTTTCAACAACCTAGACCCCCTTACTCACGGTGGTCAGTTTGCTGGATCAGCTTATAGACTAATTAATTATGAACCTGCTCTTTTGGGCGGGTATCGCCGTATTAGCGGTTATTCAAGATCTTATGGTGAACTTACAGGTGACTCAACTAATAGTGTCCCTGTTTTGGGGGTGCATGTTTCTGCTGATGTACAACAAGGTATATTCGGGACAAGAAAACCTGCTAGTGGAAATAACTACTTGCATTGGTATAACCACTACTACACGGTTGTTGTAACCAGTGGTGAGGGTACTGACCTTACAGTTGGTGAAACAGTTACGGGTGTTGTAAGCGCAGCTGATGACTCAGGTGTAGCAGCTACAGGTACAGTAATATCTACTTCATCTAACAGCGTTGTTATTAACTTTGGAAAACTACCTACTGCGATATTTGCTACAGGTAATATTATTACAGGTGGTACATCTGAAGAGTCAACTGCAGTTACCGCAACCCCTACAGTTATAGGTTGGACTGCTGTAGACTCTAGCCTTGTAGCTAATGACAGGAATGGCGTATGTGCTGCACAAACTACTAGTGGCGCAGCTAACCTAGCTATTAATGGCGCTCTGCACTCAAGCAACACAATTAATTTTACTACTGCTGCATCTTTACAACCTAGAAAGGTTACTATCTTTTCTGCTGGCGGTGATGTATCAGGTATAACTCTTACTGTTACAGGAACTGATTATCTAGGTGCGGCACTAGTTGAAATAATAACAGGCCCAGCAGCAGATGCTACAGTAACAAGTACAAACTTTTTTAATACAATTACTCAGATAGCAGCCAGTGGTGCAGTTACAGGTAATATTGAGGTAGGCTCTGGCGCTGGTCAGTACAGACCTGTTGCTCCTACTATGACGGGTGTTACACAAGTACGTTTTGAAAACTTTAACTGGGGCGCTCCTAAGTTTGCATTGGTTGACGGTATTAACCCAGCGGCTACCTATGACGGTAGTAACTATATACAGATTACAGATAGTAATGCTCCTACTGACCCTACCCTAGTTGCAGTTTTTAATAACCACTTATTCTTAGCAGGAGATGCTGGAGAACCTTACCACCTACACTTTAGCTCACCTGTAGCTGAAACAGACTTCAACCCTGCAAACGGAGCGGGAGTAGTCAATGTAGGTTTCAAGATAACTCAGATCAAATCTTTCCGTGATCAACTATATATCTTTGGTGCAAATAATATTAAACGCCTAGTAGGAGATAACCAAGCTAACTTTGTGTTACAAAATGTAACAAGTAACTTAGGGTGTACGGCTCCAGATAGTGTAGTAGAGTTTAATGGGGAGCTTATCTTCCTAGCCCCTGATGGTGTACGTCCTATATCAGCTACAGATCGTATTGGCGATATTGAGCTTGCTTCTCTATCAAAACCCATTCAGTCTATCTTTGATTCATACACTGCAAACGAAGACTTAACTACAATTAAGACAGTTGTACTAAAAAAGAAGTCTCAGTTTCGTATGTTCTTTCAAGATCAAGAATCACTAGGTATTATTGGGGGTGTTAGACGTAGCGGTGATGCTGGTAGAGGTTTTGAGTTCTCTCAGATTGTTGGCATAGAAGTTAATCAAGTTGCAAGCGGGTATGTAGATAAAGAAGAGTTTATCATACATGGAGACTCAGCTGGATTTGTATCACGACAAGAGACAGGCGAAGACTTTAATGGCGCTGCTATATTTAGTTACTTCCAGACTCCCTTTATCTATATGGGAGATCCAGAGGTTCGTAAGACTATCTATAATATTAATACTTACATGCGATCAGAGGGCTTAGTTAATATAGCAATGGGTATTGAGTATGACTATGGTGATACGTCTTTAACTCTAGCCTCTGACTATGCTATAACTACGCAAGGTGCTGCAGCTTTCTATGATAAAGCTAAGTTTGATTCAGAAGAAATATACGATGGTAATCCCTCTCCTATCAGGTCAACAAACGTGTCAGGTTCAGGTAAATCAATATCAATTAAATATGTAACAAATGGGACAGACCCTAGCCATACCATCCAGGCTTTCTCTGTTACATACGGTCTAGGTGACAGGAGATAAAATATGGCAGGTTATTCACGGCAGTCTACTTCAGATATCGTACCTACAGCAGTCGTTAAGGCTGCACCTATTAATGCAGAGTACAACAAGCTAAGAGATGCTTTTACTTATAGTAGTTCCGCAACTACAGGTCACAGGCATGATGGTGATAGTGACGAAGGTTCCTTTGTACCTTTAATAGCTGACCCAGATGGTTTAAATAAAATAGTTGTTGATACTGGTAATAATAGGCATGGTGTCTTTGTTGAAGTAAGTGGCTCTGCAGTAGAACAGATACGTATTTCAGATGGTCTTATAGCCCCTGTTACTGATAATGATGTTGATCTAGGTGGATCTACTTTAGAGTTTAAAGACTTACACCTAGATGGCACTGCTCATATTGACACGCTAGACGTTGATGCAAACGCTGGTATTATTGGTGCGCTTACCGTAACGGGTGTTACAGCCCTTAATGGTGGCTTGACTATGGACAGCAATAAGTTTACTGTTGCAAACACCAGCGGTAACACAGCCATTGCAGGTACGCTTGCAGTAACTGGCGCTACAACCTTAGCTGCTACTTCCTTTGGCGATGCTAACATTACTAACGTAGGTAATATTGCACTTGATAGTATAACGGCAGATGGTTCAACTATTACAATAACTGGTAATACTACCTTTGCTGATGGTGCTTTTGACTTTAACATTGCTTCACACGATACCTCAAATGGTTTAAAACTAGGTGGTACATTAGTTACAGCAACCGCTGCTGAGCTTAATATCTTAGATGGTGTCACATCCACTGCAGCAGAACTAAACATACTAGACGGTGTAACATCTACGGCTACCGAACTTAACATACTAGATGGGGTTACTGCTACAACTGCAGAGTTAAACTATCTTGATGTAACTACACTTGGTACGTCTGAAGCATCTAAAGTTGTTACCGTAAATGCTAGTGGTGACTTGATTGTACCTGACAGTGACAAGTTTAACTTTGGTGCTGGCAGTGACATGGCACTGTACCATGATGGAACTAACTCTTATATCACTAATAAAACAGGTGCGTTAAAAGTTGCCACAGAAACATCTGGCATTGCAATAACTATTGGTCACACTACATCAGAAGTAACAGTAGCAGATAACCTTACAATTACAGGTAACTTGACTGTTGGCGGTACACAGACGGTAGTTGATACGGTCACTATGAATGCAGCTAATGCTATTGTGTTTGAAGGTGCTACTGCTGACGCTCATGAAACTACACTGACAATCGTTGATCCAACGGCAGATCGTACAATAAACCTACCCAACCAAAGTGGTACTGTTCCAGTACTGGCTGCAGCAAGTAACACAGCTATTACCGCTACACCTGCTGAGCTAAACATAATGGATGGCGGCACTAGTGTTACCTCTACTACATTAGCTGATGCTGATGGTGTTGTAGTCAATGACGCAGGTACTATGAAGCAGGTCGCTATGAGCGACATTAACACTTACATGCAGAATAACTTGAACACGCAAGCAAATCTAACTACAGTTGGTGCGCTTAATGCTGGTTCTATTACGTCAGGCTTTGGTACTATTAACATAGGGTCTTCCGCCTTCACAACTACAGGTGCGGTAAACTTTGGTTCTCTGAATGACGGTACTATTGGAATTACAGCGTTTGTCGATGAAGATAATATGTCATCTAATAGTGCTACTCTTGTACCTACACAACAAAGTGTTAAAGCTTATGTGGATACTGTAGCAGGTGCAGCTAATAACGTATCTGGACTTACATCTACAGGTGCAGAGCTTAACATACTAGACGGTGCTACAGTTACTACAGCAGAGCTTAACATCCTTGACGGTAGTGAAACTACACAGGCTACAGTTACCCTTGCAGGCACAGACGGTGTTGTAATTAGTGATGCCGATGTAATGAAGCAGGCACTTGTATCTGACTTTGATACATTTATGGCAAGTACAACTAAAACTCTTACTAATAAGACCTTGACAAGTGCCATACTTAATGGTACAACTCTTGTTGGCGGTGACTTTATTACAGCCTCTAATGCTGATCTTGACTTAGCTCCACATGGGACAGGTACAGTTGTTGTAAGAGGTAATACTAACTCAGGTGCAATAGTATTTAACTGCGAAAGTAATAGTCACGGACAAAAGGTATACGGACAACCGCACTCTGCAACTGTTACAAATACTTTAATGTTACCAGCAGGTGCTAACTCAACATTACTATCTCGTGTTTCTGTAGACACACTTACTAATAAAACTTTAACGTCCCCTAAAATTAATGAGGATGTAGCAGTAACATCTACTGCAACGGAACTAAACATACTTGATGGTGTAACATCCACTACAGCAGAGTTAAACATTTTAGATGGAGTCACTTCTACAGCTGCTGAGTTAAATATCTTAGACGGTGTTACTTCTACAGCTGCTGAGCTAAATATCTTAGATGGTGTAACTTCTACAGCCGCAGAGATAAACTTAATTGACGGCGACACAGCAAGAGGTACAACTGCTGTAGCATCAGGCGATGGCATACTAATCAATGACGCTGGCACAATGCGAATGACCAATGTTGATACAGTTTCAACATACTTTGCAGGTCACAGTGTTGGTGGTGCTAATGTAGTAACCACAGGTGCTTTGAATAGCGGATCAATTACTTCTGGCTTTGGTACAATTAATATTGGCTCCTCTGCCTTCACAACTACAGGTGCGGTAAACTTTGGTAGTTTAGCAGATGGTACAATTACCGTAACTGCATTTGCAGATGAAGACGATATGTCAAGTGACTCAGCTACGTTAGTGCCAACACAACAGTCGGTAAAAAAGTATGTAGACGATTCCGTTGCAACTGCAGCAAGTAAAGGCTTTGCTATTGCCGCAGCAATAGTATTTGGATAAAGGATAAATAAATGGCCGTAGTAAATCTAATCAACGTAGCAACTATCACACCCGTGATGGCGGCTGGCGCAGTAACAACAAGTAGAGCATCTATCGTTGATGTTGCTGCTGATAAAGTTGCTAAAATAAACTCACTAATTATTGCTAATATTGATGGCTCTAATGCCGCTGATATTACAGTGGAAGTAAGTATAGACAATGGTTCAAACTATGTTGCCATAGCTAAAACTATATCTGTACCTGCTGATGCAACCTTAGTTGTCGTAGGTAAAGACAATGGGTTTTACTTAGATGAGACAGACATTCTTGCAGTTACAGCTTCTGCAGCCAGTGACCTAACATATTTGGTTAGCTACGAATTAATGACAGACTAAGGATTAATTAATGTCTAATGGCAAAGGCGGCTTTATAGGACAGGACGGGCTGAACGCCCCTGATCAAGCGACAGGTGTTGCTGGTACAGCAGGTGATGGGCAGGTTAGCGTAGCATTTACTGCGCCTTCTGATGAAGGTACATCTGATATTACAGGTTTTAGGGCGCAAGTTGCTGGCATAGGTACGTCTGGTACAAGCTCACCTCTTGTAGTTACTGGCCTTACTAACGGAACAGCTTACACCGCTAACGTTTGGGCTATTAATGCTTTTGGTACATCTGCCCCCAGTGATGCTAGTGCTAGTTTTACTCCTGTTGCGGCTGTATATGCAATGGTTGCAGGTTTTGGTAGTGGTACTGTAAATATAGATAGGTTTAATATTAATGTTCAAGCAAATGCTGCTGACTTCGGTGATTTAACTGTCGGACGTAATAGTGGTAATGTTATGTCATCATCTACTCGCTCAGTCTTTTCTTGTGGTAGAAATGCAAGCACAGCTACCCTTAATACCTTAGATTATGTAAACCCTACTTCAGCAGGTAATGCTACAGACTTTGGTGATGCAACTTTTGCCAAACAATTTGGCGCACAATTTGGAAGTTCTACAAGAGGTTGTGTGGGTGGTGCAGGAGATGCTAATTCTGATGTGATTGACTATATTACTTTTGCTTCCGTTGGTAACGCTACTGATTTTGGAAATCTTACACAATCTTGCCAGCAATCTAGCGGTTTCTGTAGCACTACAAGAGGCGTAAGAGCGTGTGGAGCATCAGGTGGATCAGGCGCAGAACAAAATGTATTGGACTATGTTACAATTGCTTCCACTGGAAATGCTACGGACTTCGGAGATAGTACCTTAGTTAGGCGTGGGCAAGGAGGATGTTCGTCACCCACAAGGGGTCTTACCGCAGGTGGATTTACAGGGTCTACTAACACAAACTCAATTGATTACGTCACTATTGCAAACACTGGAAACGCTACAGATTTTGGAGATTTAATAAAAATGTCGGGGCTTAATCTTCGTGCAGCGTCTTCACACACTGTTGGTGCTTTTATTGATAGTGGTAATGCCATTGTAACAGTAACAATAGCCTCAACAGGTAACGCTACAGATTTTGCTGATTTAACTGGAACAACAAGTGATGCTCCTATGACAAATTCAAACGGTCACGGAGGACTTTCATAATGCCCAATTATCAAGGTGTATGGAGCCTCTCAACGCAGTATCAGAATAGAACAGGGTGGCCTGTGTTTGTTGCATCACTAGCTTTATTTGGAGGCAGTGATGATAGCACAACGATTGACGCCTTTAATTTAACCACGCAAGGTAATGCAGTGGACTTCGGAACAATGTCTACTCAACGCCGTCTCTATGGAGCTTCAGGTTCTGCGACACGAGCCTTGTTTGGAGGTGGTCGGCAGGATTCAACAAACTACCGACTTATTGATTTTGTAACTTATGAGTCTGGTGGCAGTACATCTACTTTTGGAAATCTATCAAGTCCCGGCAAGCTTACGATTGCTTCAGCTTCAAACGGCACTAGATCGCTGTTCGGTGGAGGCTATGTTCCAGGTGGGAGTGTCTACAACGTCATTGACTATGTTACTATTGCATCTACAGGTAATTCCTCAGATTTTGGCAATTTGACTACACAAATGTATTGGCCCGGTGCATTAGCTTCTAGTGTTCGGGCTGTTTTTGCAGGAGGGGGTGATAGTGCAGGAGCACGTGCAAACACAATGGGATATGTAACGATTGCTTCAACTGGTAATGCTAGTGACTTTGGAGACTTGCTTGAAACAATTTATGGCCTTGCGGGATGCTCTTCATCAACCAGAGGTCTGTTTTCTGGGGGTCAAGCATCCGGCGGTGTATCAAACGTAATACAGTATATTACCATTGCTTCCACGGGCAACGCCACGGACTTCGGAGATCTGACGCTTGCTGACGGGGGGCCTGCCGCTACATCATCAGAGACAATAGCATTGATTGGAGCCTTTCATCCCAACAATCCCGAAGTAGATGTTGTGACCATAGCTTCAACTGGCAACGGTGCAGACTATGGTGACTTATCTGTGGGTAAACAAAATCTTGCGGCTACCTCAAACTCCCACGGAGGACTATCATAATGCCTAAAAGATTTCTTGGCAACATAATGACAGATACTCCGACAGCACCTGCTGGCCCTTACCAAGACGATGCAGCATCTGGCGTGTGGTCACTTGCTGAAGCACTAAGCTACACCAAGGGTGGGCTGTGGCCTACTACTGGGAATACGTTTTCAAGAGCTTTTTGGCATGGTGGTGCTACTTCTGGTGATAACAAAAGAAATGATATTCAAACAGTTGTTATTGAAGTCCTTGGTAATGCAACTGATTGGGGTAACTTAACTGCTGCAAGATTTAAATTAGGCGGTTGTTCAAGCGCAACTAGGGGTCTTTCTTTTGGAGGTCGTGAGAGTGGCGATGTAGATACGATAGATTTGTACGGTCTTGTATCTGAAGGCAATGCATCTGACTTTGGTAATCTTACTGCTACAGTACAAGGGCCATCTGGTTTAGCTAGTTCTACCAGAGGAGTCCGTGGCGGTGGTGAAACAGGTTCTAAAGTTAATACAATGGACTATGTAACAATTGCGTCAGCAGGCAATGCTACAGATTTTGGCGATATGACTGCTGCACGTATGAACCTTGCTTCTGCTGCATCTGCTACTAGAGGTTTGTTTGCAGCAGGTCAAACAGGCGATGGTAGTGGTTCAAATATTATAGACTTTATAACAATTGCATCTGCTGGAAATTCTACAGACTTTGGCGATTTAACAGTAGCTGGACACAAAATGAATGGTTGTTCTAACAGTACACGGGCTTTGTTTGGTTCTGGTACTGGTCGTACTTCAACTATAGATTTTGTTACAATTGCGTCTGCTGGAAATGCTACAGATTTTGGTGACCCTAGTGTAAACAGAAGTAACGCAGCAGCAGCAGCAAATGCAACACGGGCGGTTTTTGGTGGGTCAACTAACGTAATAGATTATGTAACAATTGCATCTGCTGGAAACGCCTTAGACTTCGGGGACTTACTTTTTGCTCAACAGGCTGGTGAAGCTACAGCGGCTGTATCTACTGCCCACGGCGGCTTGTAAATAAGAATAATAACAATGGAGAAAACCATGAAAGATACGATTCAAGAAACGGCACTAGCCACAGTAGACCTTAACATTCAGCTTCCATCTGCGAAGCCTGAGTACAAGTCCATGCTGGCTAACATTGCTGAGAAAGCCCCTGCAATTGCACAGGCGTCTAGCAACTTCTACAAGTCTCACTCGCAGATGATGAGTGTCACACTAGACGTTACGGCAATCACGCCTATCCGTTCTGTGAAGCATTCACTAGCTGAGATTGAGAAGACTAAAGCTGCTCTGCAAGAGGGCTACTTCAAGATGAAGAAGAAAGAAGTAAAGCTGAAGAAGCTAGAACGTAAGCTGACCACAGAGACAGACGATCTTGAGCAGGAGTTGCTAGAGATTAAGATCAACGAGATGCAGGCACAAGCTGCCAGTGGTCGTGGATATGTAGAGGCTGCTGTTCGTAAGCTAAACTTCTTTACTAACCAGTACGACAACCTGATGAAGAAGCTTGGCAAGGATGAGCTTACAGAAGCTGACTACGAGTTAGAAGAAGTTAAGTATCACATTATGACTTGCATGAAGCAGGCTCTTAATAGTGCTAGACCACGCAATGGTGTAATTGATGAAGGTAACATGATATACTTGTTTGACCTTGGCATCAATGCAGCACAGGCACAGCTAGAAGTCATGTCGTACCTTAACTGGGAAAACGAATTAGTTAAAGAAGGTAAAGCCCCAGAGCATCATCACACGGTGCAATGGCTAGAAGCTTGTGCAGACAAGTGGGCGCATTGCCCAAGTGATTTTGCAGAGAGCCGTGGCTTTGTAATATATGACGAAACATCACTGACAAACACACCGCTGCTAGAGGATAATAAAGATGCCGCATAAAGTTGTAAAATACCGCCTAACATCAGAAGGTACTATCCCTACATGGCTGACCTTTGGGGTTCCACAAGACACAGGCGGGATGTACGCCGTTGCTGATCCTAATACAGCAAGTCCACAGGATTGGATTATGCTAGGTATATCTGACGATGGTGCAGACATATCAGATGCTATTGCTGAGATTACTAGCAAGGATGATCTGACTACTTATCTGACAAGCATTAGTGTTGTTGATGGTGTGCAGACATGGACATCAGGCGTAGATAGCGATGGCAATGATATAGCCTTTGTTCCTGCTACTGCTGCTACAACTATCTGGGATGACTTAGACGCCCTTAATGCTTAATTAATAAGAACGAGTTAAAATATGAGCCAAGTAACCATCACACATGATGAACTAGAAGCAATGCTGGACCGTGCAGCTAGGCGTGGAGCTAAGGAAGCTCTGCGTTCTATCGGTCTACTTGATGATGATGCACACAGAGACATTACAGAAATGAGAAGTTTAATTGAAGCTTGGCGTGATACTCGCAAGTCCATCTGGACAACAGCAATAAAAGTAACCACTGTCGCCGTACTGACGTTTATCGCAGGCGCAGTATACATGACAATGGATAAATAAAGGTAGGCTGAAATGGCAACTCAAGAAGACATCATAAAATTAGCGGATATACAATATGCTGCACAGACAACAGGTGCCTCTACAGCTTCAATGAATGAGGCTGTAGCAGCTGTTGGCATTGATCCTAGCGATCCTATGTCATATCAAGCTGTATCAGATTTTCTTTACAGTAATGGTTATAATGCAGGTACAAGTGACTTTTATGTTGGCGCTCCTACATCAGGCCCTCAAGATGAAGGTCTAAGAATACACTACGAAGCTGTTCAAACAGCTAAGAACGAGTATGGATATCTTGATAGTACTGAAGCTAATAAAGAACTCTACGGAGGCCAGATAAACCCTGAAACAGGGGAGCTATATAACTTTATGGTTAATGATCATGTAGCTAATGCACAACTTATTCAAGATGGCCTAGCTGCACAGGGGTTAAATCCTGCTACAAATACAATAGCTAGTATTCCTACCTCAACTCCTGAGTGGCAAGAGCAGGCTAATGCAGCATACACACAAGAGTATGATAGACAGAATCAAATGTTCGGCGGTAATCTAGATAACTCACTACAGTGGGCAGCATTTGATAAGATAAAAAAGAAAAAAAAGAAACCTGTGGTTCCTAGTACCTCTAGTTCTTTTACTCCTTCGGTACAAGCACCTTCTATTACCGCTCCCGCAGGTGCAGCAGTACCCGTTCAAGCTGTGCCACAGGTTGTTACCCAACAAGTAACACCCCCTTCTTATTACAACCAACCACAAATATCAGCTAATACATCTATCAGTAATGAGCAAGCAGGTACATTTAGTAAGCCTTTACAAACAGCAGGACTATCTGCAGTACCTAAAGAGGTAACATACAAGACTAATTACGCTGGTACACCAGGCTTAGTTGACCCTACAATTGTTGCCCCTACTATGGGTTCTAGTGGCTCTCAGCAAGTTTTATATGCTAATAATCTAGGTCAAGAAGTTACTGTAACTGAAGTTAATGGCGCTCCTGTTACATACGTACCTCCTGGTTTTACTCCTGTACAAGGGCAAAACAAAGGCGGTGCTGTACAAGGCTATGCTGAAGGTGGTACAGTAGATTCAGCCCTGCTTATAATAGCTAGGATGAATGGCTTTGGTGGTGATGACATAAATTCTGCCAAGACTTTTATGAATAGCAGTGAAGGTCTTCGCCGTAAGGCTCGTGCTGTTGGTGTGGCTATGAGCAAAGGTGGAATGACTAAGAAGCCTATCTACGCTGCAGAAGGTACGTTTGTACAACAGCAAGCTGAGCGTGATGCTAACCTTATTGCACAGACTATGCAACCTATGCAGTCTAACGTTCAGTACATGCAACCACAAGCTGCAGACTTTGTACCTGTGGATGCAGGACAGACTGTACCTATTGCTCCTTTTGCAGAGGCAGCCACAGTAGGTACTGTACAACAAGCTAATCAACAGGTAACACCCTCAGTACAGACTGCAGCATTTACGCCAGCCTATACAGGAATACAGGCAGAGACAGCTGGTATGACTGCTGCTCAAGGCACAGTATCTACTCAAGCTCAACCTATAGCACAGCAACAGCTTACATCTGGTGTTACTGGTATGACTGCTGCTCAGGGTACAGCCACTATGGTTAATGCCCCTGCTGCACGTGAGATACAGGCTGGTGAGATTATCTCTGGTGTAGCCGATGCTGAGAAGGCTGCTACATTCAACGAGCAGATCCAAGCGGCTACTGCTACACCTTCTACACAAGCTACTGTACAAGGACAACTAGAAGGTCTCATGCAACAGTTTGAGGGTGGTAATACACCTGCATGGGCTGCTGGTTCCATGAGAGCAGCTACAGCTACGTTAGCTGCCAGAGGTCTTGGTGCTTCTAGCATGGCAGGGCAAGCTATCATTCAAGCTTCAATGGAAGCTGCACTACCTATTGCTCAGATGGACGCACAAGTACAGGCACAGTTTGAGGGTCAGAACTTATCTAACCGTCAAGCACGTGCTATGCTGTCTGCACAACAACGTGCTCAGTTCCTTGGCATGGAGTTTGACCAAGCCTTCCAAGCACGTGTACAAAACTCAGCACGTGTCGGTGACATAGCTAACATGAACTTTACTGCAGAGCAGAATATCGCTCTTGAAAACTCTCGTTCTGCTAACACTATGAACCTTAACAATCTGTCTAACCGTCAAGCTATGGTGATGGCAGAAGCTGCAGCCTTGTCTAACTTGGATATGGCTAACCTAAACAACCGTCAGCAAACAGCTGTACAGAATGCACAGAACTTTATGCAGATGGACATGACTAACTTGTCTAACGAGCAGCAAACGACTATGTTTAAGTCACAGCAAAACATCCAAGCTTTGTTCACAGATCAAGCTGCTGAGAATGCTGCAGCACAGTTTAATGCTTCTAGTGAGAACCAGACTAATCAGTTCTTTGCTAACTTAGCTAGTCAAACAGGTCAGTTCAATGCTTCTCAGCAGAATGCTATGGATCAGTTCAACGTCAACTCAGTCAATGCTCTGCGTGAGTTTAACTCTGAGATCCAGCAACAGCGTGACTTGTTCAATGCACAGAATGGCCTTGTAATAGCACAGTCTAATGCCCAGTGGCGTCAGAACTTAACTACACTTAACACAGCCGCTCAGAATGAGTCTAACATGGACTTCGCTAAAACAATGGCAGGCTTTACTGCACGTAACTTAGATTCGTACTGGCAGACAGAGCGAGACATTATGAGCTTTGCCTTCCAGACAGAGAACAATAATGCGGATCGTGCAACAAGTATTGCTTTACAGAGCCTTAAGAATGAGGCAGGGGTTGATGCAGCTGCAGCATCAAAAAGTTCTATCTTCTCTAAGCTTGCTGGTACATTCGTTGATAAGGTTATCTTTGGATAATAATATAGGTATAATGACATGACTGATTTTAATTTTGACCCCAACACTATGACTAGAGCTTATGCTCAGCGTAAAGCTTTAACTGAAGAAGAAAACGTTAGACCTAAAGCTATACCTAAAGGTATTGCATCTAAGCCTGATGATGGCAATACTGACACTTCAAGTGATGAGCCTGATTTTTATGACAAGATGTTAGATGAACTATTAGGATATTTCTCTAGTGAAGATGACGCTGATAAAGTTTTTTCTGATAAAACTCCAGATAGGCAAGATACACAGATCAGTTACGAAGCTATGTTTGGAGGTTTATCCCAGGAAACTCTTGATGCTGTTGAACAATCAAAACAGAAAAGAATGGGTCCAGCAGATATAGGTGACGTAGATGTAGTTGAAGAAGAAGTAATTACAGAATCATTAAAGGAGAGTGGCGGTGCTACACCAGAGAATACTCAGCTTCGTCTTGCTACTCAGTCTGCTGGTCTCATGTCAGCCAGTAAAGATGGAGAGGTTTCTGCACCTATGACTGCAGAAGCTAAAGGTATTGTAAAGGCTGAAATAGGTATCTCCTCTACAATGTGGGACGCCTATCGTGAAGAAATTTCTGCTATTGAGTCTGGTGGAAAGGAAAACCCCTACACCATTAAAGGTGGAGCTAACAAACACTACGATGGTATGTACCAGCTAGGTAAAGTAGCTAAGCAAGACGCTGCAGAGCTTCTAGGTATTACCTTGGGTCACACAGCACAGGAAAGAGAAGCTTACCGCAATGATCCTAAACTACAGGAAAAAGCTTTTGCTGCTTACACTGCAAAAAACCACTCGTATCTTATAAACAAATCAGAGAGATATAAAATGCTCCCTTTAAAGGAGAAACTTGCGGTGCTGGGCTATGCACACAATCAAGGTTGGAGTGGTGCTGATACATGGCTAGAGACAGGAAAAACAGGCAAGGATGCTTTTGGTACTAAAGGTACTAAATACTACAATGCTCTTATTGATAGGTTAAAACTCTAATGTTTGGCTTACCCCTAGAACTTATCACTATGCTCTTCTCCACCGTGCTAGGCGCAGTCATGTCTATCTGGGGTCAGAACACTAAGAACAAAGCTAAGCAGCAAGAGATGATGATCAGCGGTATGCAGCAAGCCAGAGAGCATGGCAAGTCTGACACACACTTTGCGTGGACACGTAGACTCATAGCATTATCTTCAATATTTGCTATTATAGTCTTGCCAAAGCTAGTTGCTGTATGGTATCCTGAAGTAAGCGTTATTGTAGGCTACACTGAAATACATGGTGGCTTATTCAACTGGCTCTTTGGTGGTGATGGCACAGTACATTGGCAGTCTGCACGTGGCTTCGTAATAACACCCCTAGACACACACATTGTATCAGCTATTGTAGGTCTCTACTTTGGCGCTGGTTTCACTAAGTAAGGTATATATAAAATGGCATCTCTATTAGAAGCACCCACCCCTGGACAGTCTTTAACTGACTTGCCTAACAACTGGCCTTGGGAAAACCCTCCTGAAATGGTAGACTTTGAAGAGGCAACAAAGTATTACATTGATAAGTTAGCTGATGATGAAGTAATGGATGACCTATCTGTTATTCTAGGTAACGACATGCCTCTTGCACCACTGGTTAAGACATTACTTACTTCTGGGGTTATGAACGGTTTGCACTCTATTGATGTTAGCATGGTCATTGCACCAGTTATTCACTCCTTCATTAAAGCAGCTATGTCAAACTATGACATTGTGGTACGTGATGATATTACTAATCCTGAGCAAGACATTAAAGAGAATGAGAGAAAACGCCTACAAGCTTCCATTGAGTTAGCTTTTATTGATGCAGATAAGAAGGGCGCTGGGCAGGAAGATCCAGGGGTAGCACTCCTTCAGGGGCTACAAGAAGCCTTGAGTAGTACAGGCACAGAAGCCCCTGTCGATGACGTTGAAGAAGATATGAGCATGGAAGTAAGCGCACCTGCTGAACCTATGGGCCTTATGGCGAAGGGAGTTTAAGTTATGGGTTTTGATGTACAGGCATTTGCTACAGGCTTTCTAGAGTCTAGGGTGAAAGACATTGAGAAGAAGGGCGATGAAGCCCGTGCATTTGAAGAGAACCAGCGTACACTTGCTGATCGTAATACCCAGACTTTATCTAAGCGTAACGCTGTAGTCCAACAGGTTGTAGGCATATCTAATATGCTACGTGATAATGGTGCATCTGAGCGTGTTATCCAAGCTGCTATAGCTGCAGGGCCACAAGAAATAACAACCTTAGCTAATAAGGTAACAAAAGCTAGAGAAGATGCAGGTGGTGGTAAGCTTGGTGCATCAGACATTGAAGCACTAGTTAATATACCAGAGGGTTTCTCTGTGATGGACACAGACACCACTAATCTTATCAGGAAGACCTACGGGCTAGGCTATGAAGGCAAGGGCGTTACAAAAGATATGCCTGAGCGTAGCTTCATGGATCGCCTTAGGGGTGACAAGCAGATGGACATGGCTCGTGCAAGGCTTGACAGAGAAGTTATAAAAGATGGCTATACCGCCTATGATGTTAATCAAATGTCTGCACAGCAAGATTATGAGAGCCTTGTGCCTGGTACGTTTATTACATTCAATGACATTAAAGTGTTTAGACCTTCTGAGGATATGGATGGGTTTACACGTACTATAAATGCCTTGACCAAGGCAGTAGAAGACACAGGTGCGTACTCCACTTTAGATACAGAGATTAAAGGTCTTATAGGGGCAATACGAGTTTCTGAGGATCAAGATGAGTTAGCTGCAGCCAAGGCTAGGTTGCCTAAAGCGCAAGCCGAGATGGATGAACTTTATCTTTCTACGGTAGGTTCTACTATTCAAGATATGGTAGATACGTATGGTGAATCTTTCACAGACAGTGCTGACGGTTATCTACGTAGCTTCCTTAGCGGCTCCTACGTAGACAGCTTAGCTCTTGGTACTACTGAGACTGATGCAGACACACAGACAGAAGACGCATTTAGTACAGACACAACATCTACAGGTTTTACTACCCCAGAGGTTGAGGTTTCGCTACTACCAGAAGTTGATATGGATGAGGCAGCTGCTGCTAGACCTAAAGTACGTCCTCAACCTGAAGGTGAACCTGAAGTAACCCCTGAAGTTGAACTTGAAGTTGCGACAACAAGCGAACAAGATGCAGATCCTCTTGAAATTACACAGTACGCCCCAAAACTAGCTAATGCTGTAGATAGCGCTCTTGGACTTAGTGCTGCAGCAGAAACAGCACAGCTTAATATAGATAACCAAAAGACTATGGCACAGGCAATGTCTACTGTTACTCGTGAGGAATGGGATGAAATGTCTCGTGGTGAACGTAAAAAGAAGGGCTTACCTGTACGCAATCTAGACTTAGCGTATGCTGGTAAGGATAACTTCAAGAAGATAGAGAAGGAACGTGTTGAGTCTATCAGAGAGAGGGCTGCTAAAAAGTTTGGCATAAAGCCTTCTATCTTTGACGGGGCTTTAGACAGGGGTACGCTAACAGAGCTAGACCTTCAGATATTCGTTGATCATGGTGATGATATTCTTGACTTCATTAGAGATAACTTGTACAGCATTGAGCCTGAAGGTATCATAGAAGCTATGTCAGATTGGGCAGAAGAGAATAAAAAGACGTTACCTATGGATAAGTCTTTCTTAGTTGAAACATTTGGTACTGCCTTAGAGGGATAAACCATGTCAGAATATAATTTTAAATACACGTTAGACACTGGGCCTACTGAAGCAGAACAGAAAACTGCAGAGGTAGAAGAAGCTAGTATAGAAGATGAGGATGTAGTAGGTGGAGGTAAACTAAAGAAGGACGATCTTCTAGAGTATGAGAACCTCAATAAGATTCGCAGCTATATGATTGCACGTAAAGGCGTAGACTACAAAGACAAAGAAGGTGACGCTGTAGTTGAAGACTTTGTGGATCACATGCGTTTCTTTAATACTAATATCGTATCTACAGGTGGTGAGGTACGCTTTATCTCTAAGGCAGATGACAAGCAAAAAGCTTTAGCTAAAGATGCATACGATCTGTATGATGACTTAGGTAACGTGTTTGTTAATGATGGCTTCTTTGGTGCAGTAGATGGCGTAAAGGATTATATCCTTGCTGCTGCTTCTGATCCAACGAACTACCTTGGTCTTATGACAGGTGGACTAGGTAAGGCTGCAGCATATGGTGCTACTCAAGGTGGTAAGGCATTCATCAAGCAGGTAGCTAAAGAGGCTGGTGAACGTGCAGTACGTGAAGGCTTAGACACTGCTGCACAAAAGAAAGCAGTTGATACAGCTGTATCTCGTGCTACTACTCGCCTTGTTGAGAAGGGCGTTAAAGGCCCTACAGCTGATCGTGTTATTAAGAACGTAGCAACTAAAGAGAAAGAGATATTCCTAGCGGGTGCTCGTGAAGGTGCAGAACGCACAGTACTAGAGGTTGTTGAGAAGAAAGCCCAGCGCTATAGTTTGTATGGTACGGCTGCTTTAGATGGCACGTTTGCTATGCTTAACGACTACCAGATACAGAACGTCATGCTAGATGTTGGTTCACAAGAAGAGTACAGCAGCCTACAGACCACCTTCAGCTTCGGCTTAGGGGCAGTGGGTGCAGGTGCTCAGCTACTTGGACGTGCAGGTAAAGGCAAGAGTGGCTTAGGTGACACAGCAGGGCAGCTAGAGCGTGGCGCTATGCGTCAAGAGATTGATGCTGAGATAGCTGCAGCATTACCTCCTAAAGAAATTAAACGTAGTGTAGAGACTATCAATAAAGCTTTTGATTCGTGGGAGACTAAGTGGAAACGAGGCTCTGCTTCTTATGACCCAGAAGTAACACCCGTACAATTAGTACACGACATTATGTTAGGCGAAAATGGTAAGGGTGGCCTAGCTAAGATATTCAAAGATAACAAGATGCAGCTGGGCCGTAACGCTACTGTGTCTGATGTTATGACTAACCTTGTACGTCAGATACCTGAAGATGAACTAGCTACTATTAACACTAAGCTGCAAGGCTCTATTGGTGTTAGTCTAGGTGACTACGGCACTGCTAAGATAACTCTAGGTGACTTGTTAGCTAAAGATATTCGTAGTTCTGCACAGATGCTTAACATCATGTCACAAACACGTAAGACTATTGATGGTGGCCTTGCTCATGGCACGGCTATGATTGATAGCATCACGGGCCGTACTGACATCAAGAAAGATATAGCAGAAGAGGAAGCTAAAGCAGGACGTGCTAAGCTAGGCCAGTATGGTCAGTCTGTATGGCGTAGGTTACTTGTATCTTCACCTGCTACTACAGCTGTCAACGTTATGGGCTTTGGTCAGTATGCTGCAGGACAGGCTCTTTCGGATGTGTTTAGCTCTACTAGCTTGATGACTGCATCATTGTTTCATGGTAACTCAGCTAAGGGTAAAGAACTTCGCCGTATAGCTGGTGTATATAAAACTATGCAAGGCCAGCGGATGAAGAACCTGATGGACCCCTTCACTACTCATGATGCATATATGAGTTTCTTAGAGCAGCACAAAGATGTATCTAAGACCTTGTTTGAAAGTTTCTCTGGTGGTGTTGAGCGTAGCTCTAAGCGCTTTGGTATTGATGAAGATGCTAAGTGGTTTAAGCGTACTGAAAAAGTCACAGAGGCTATGAACCGTTTGACGGGTGTTAAGATACAAGACACCTTTACTAAGTCTCAAATGTTTATGACTGAACTAGATAAGCACCTACGCATAAATAAAAATAAAAGCCTGCAGGATGTATTAGCTGATGGTACACTGAATGACATTGACGATGGTGTGCTTAGTCTTGCTTTAGATACAACACTTAAGTCTGTATACTCTAAAAACTATACAGGTCAAGATCAACTTCTAGGTCAAATGGCTAAGGGTGTTGAAAGCATTTCTAACATGCCTTTGATCGGTACTATTCTACCCTTTGGGCGTTTCTTTAATAACGTAATTGCTACAACGTACCAACACTCCCCTCTCGCAATGGTGGAGTCTGCAACTAGGATTGCTAGTTCTCAGCTTAAGCAGACGGGTACAAAGATTAGTGACATAGAAGCTTTCTCACGTGCCACAGTAGGTACTACTGCTTTTGTTATGGCTATGCAGTTTGATGAGGAACGTCAAGATAAGAACTTAGGCGTATACGATATGGATATAGGTGGTGGCACTATTATAGATGCTAAGAACACCTTTCCCTTCTCTCTGTGGCTTGTAGCAGGACGTGTAGGTAATCTTATGCGTAAGGGTGAGACTGTAAATAAAGAGCTTATCACAGAGCTTACATCTCAACTTGCTGTTGGTCAGCTTGCTAGTGATGCACAGTTTGGTAATGACCTAACTAACATCGTTGATACTATTCTTAATCAAGAAGAAGGTGGACGTAAATTAGCTCTTAGTGGTCTAGCCAAGGCAGGCGGTAACTTCGCTGCAGGTTTCACACGCCCTCTTGATGCCGTTAATAAGCTTACTGGTTTCATCACAGAGACAGACACAGCAAAGGATGCACGTCAGGCTAAGACTGCTGGTGCAGTGTTTACTCAAAGCTCTACGAAGTACTTTGACAATATCATTGAAGCCTTCATTGGTGAGGTAGACACACTTACAGGGGAGCAACTCAATGTAGCCTCACGTAAGGGTGAGATATATGATGCTAACCCACTGGCTCGTATCTTTGGTATCACTGTTAAGAGAGGAAGAAACTCTACTGAGAAAGCCTACTCTATGGCTAACATGGCTGAGTGGACTGCTAGTGAGCGTAGCCAAATGGCAGAGTACGACAAGGTGTTTAACTCTTACCTAGCTCCTGTGTTAGAGAGGTCTACAGATAAGCTGTTGCGTGACAGGCGGTTCATTGAGGGGGATTCTGATCAGCGTAAGGATATGTTACGCAAGACTCTAACTGAAGCTAAGTCTGAAATACGTGAGTATACTAATGAGTATGCCCCAGGAAAAACACAGCTACTAGCTATGCGTAGAAAAGCTAACATGGTAGGTAGTAAGCAGCTAAGAACTAAGGCTCTACGTGCCATGAAAACTAGGTACAACTTTGAGGGGGCTGTTTCAGAGATGACATACAAGGAGTTGAAGTTCTTTATGGACTACGTTGATACTCTAGAAGACTATCTTAAGCAGTAAGACAAGAGGGGCCGCACTAAGCAGCCCCTTTTTGTTTTTATAGACCTTCTTTCATAAACACCTTGACCCACTCAGCACATATGCCACTACGCACAATGTCATCAATACCAAACTCAACTACTGGTGCATCTAACATGTACTTCTTAGAGAGATGAATGATCTTAGCTAAACCAGACGTACCCTTTAAGTCAGACTGCTGTATATCACCGTTGAGTACAATAGTACTACCTTCACCAACACGGGTGAGTAGCATCTTGATCTCTGGTATATCAATGTTCTGTGCTTCATCTACTATAATGAATGCATCATCAAAGCTACGCCCACGCATGAGCGCCAGTGTTGCTACTTCGATGTTACCCGCCTTCAGTCCCGTATCTACAGCACCACGCCCTAGATGTTTCACCAGTACGTCTAACACAGGTAACGCCCAAGGCTGGGCTTTCTCTTCAAGTGTACCTGGCAGGAACCCAATGTCTTTACCTACAGCTACATGGGGCCTAGTGATAACAATCTTGTCTATCTCTTTTAGGATGTACAAGTCTGCAGCACATGTGGCTGTAACGTAGGTCTTACCAGTGCCAGCAGGGCCAAGGATCAACACCTGTTTGCTACTGGCTATGGCATTAATTAGCTTGGCTTGGTTATCTGTCTTAGGTACAATGCCAGAGGTAGGCTTAGAAGAGGCTCCCTTGTAAGTTGTCTTCCTTCGGGATCGGGTTGGCTTCTTTGGTGGCTCTAGTGTATCCGTATTCATTTAAGTTATCCAGTATTGTTATTGCCTGTTCTACCGACAGTTTAAACCACTCTCCCTTGGAGTCAAGCGACAAAGGTAAGGCCCTTGTGTGTGCCTCTTTCTCTGACTTACGCCTATCATTAGATGCAACAGAATGCTCTAATATAAAGTCACGCATAGGGCTACTTGTTTGATAACCGTTTAGCCTGTCCTCTGCATCAATAGCCATACCTATCTTAACCCACTCAGGCCATGCTTTATTAGTTATGACGTAGACGTAACCCTCTTTGATAGAGTCTAACTTATAAGTACCAGCAAAGGCTGCGTCATTAAACGTCTTGTACCTTCCTGGTTTATATAATGGGTGTGTTGCCTTTATATACTTACCATTCACATACATTCTTTTAGGGTTGGTAACTAGCCCCATCTTACTGTGGCATGGTATACATCTATAATGTTTCTTTTTCATCATAGGGGTGTACCAGTTTGTACCTGCCTCTAGAACGACATCACACATTAAACAGTTTTTTATCAACGATCATCTCCTTTTAGTAACTCCTTTAGTTCTGTATATCCTCCAATCAATTCACCTTTAGGTCCAAATATCTGTGGTACTGTAGTCATGCTAGTCCTCTTAAGTAAGGTTAGTACCCACTTAGAGCTAGGCGAATGTACGTTATATTCTGTGTAGGGAAAGCTTTTACCCTTTAAGATAGCCTTGGCAGCATCACAGAAGTTGCATTGCTCACGAGTTATGATAGTATACATCTTGTCTCCTAGAGTTAGGTAAGCAGTTTAGCCACTTGCTTAGGTGTTAGTATTACTCTTCTGGTGTTGAAGGCAGAACATACTCTATTGCTTGTTCTACTACAGGTGTAGCTACTTCAATTGCTTGTTCTACTACAGGTGTAGCTACTTCAACTACTTTATTGGCTGTAGGTATTACAACCTCCTCTGTTACACCCATAGTTAGGATGGCTGTAAAGAGGACCATGGCTAATGATTCTAACATGTTTTACTTCCTTTATGTTTATACTAGGTCTACGATTTCACAGGAGTCACCTGAACACGCTAATGTCTGGCTACCTGCAGTGTTGTCTTCACTTTCATACTCTGAAAGCTTAGTCCAGTCAATAGACTTTGGCATTAATGATTTAAGCATTGTATAGTCACTCTTGCCGCAGTCTTGGTAAGGGGCTTGTTGGTACGTATGATCATTGAATGGCAGGAATGATACGCCTGACATCTCATCAAAGTACTTGTACACAAAAGCACCTACTTCAAACCACTCATCATTCTTCACGTTAATAGTGACAGATGGTTTGTGTTCACACCAGTTACGCTGGTAGGCTAACCACATTTCAAGCTGCTCAATAGCAGACATGTCAGCAGTACATACTGCACCAGCAGGGGCTTTCATAGGAAAGCTAAACACTGTAGTCTGGTCAGGCTTGAATACCTCTGGTGCATTAGGGACGCCTTGATCCTTCATGAACTGTGTTAGAGGATCTTTGTTGTCACCGCGTACAGTACGAATATAATAGGGTGAGTGCCTAGCGTGAATACCGCTACTGGAATCAACCAGTTGTGATACCGTACCCGAAGGTTTAACACAGCTGATAGCAGCAGACACAGGGATGCCAAGGCGCTCAGCCCACTCAGCATTAGTAGTAACAGCGACAGACTTAAGATGCTCAAGTGTTTTATCCAATCCTCTGTTCTTTAGTGTCATTAGGGGGTTATCCATAATACCTGTGAGTGACACACCTAACAGACGTTCAGCTTCAGTGTTTGTCTGCCAAAGCTTACGCAAGTAAGGCATCTTAGTGAAGGTAGCCTGAATTGTACCTAAGATGGTAGCAAGACGTACTTTCTCTGATAGAGTATCTAAAGTATCTGTAGCTCGTACTACTACCTCTGTTAAATTACAAAACTGATATGGGCGTAAAATTATTTCCGAACATGGATTAGTTCCAAAGTCATAGTTAGGATCACGTCTACCATTCTTAGCTGCTTGCTTCTTAGATGCTTCACGGTTGAAGATGCCACGCTCACCTGAGCCAGACTCAACCAGAGACATCCACTCACGCATAAACGACAGGCTGTCAGGCTTCTCAGTGTAGGATACAGAGTTGTTAGCCAAGGCACGTTGTGGATTGTTCTCCCACCATGAGCCTGACTTAGCTGTACGCATACGATCATCTGATAGATTACTCAATGAAATCATAGCACTACGCCGTACACCACCTACCACGACTACTTCACCAATCTTACACATGATGTCGTGACACTCAACAGATGAAAGCTTACGCCCTTCTGCTTTCTTAAATGTGTTGATAGTAAAGTTAAATAGGTCTACAAGTGGTGCTGGGCCACTAGCCCTACCACCAAACGTTTTAAGCGGTGCACCAGCTGCACGTACTTTAGATACGTCCCACGTTGGGATCTCACCACTATATAGGAGCGCAATCAATTGACGCAAAGACTTAGCCCACCCCTCCTTACTATCCCTGACAACGATGTTAGTCTCGCTCTGGAAGAGTTGAGGCACCTCTGGAAGCTTAGTGATGAACTGCCTCTCTACACTAAAGCCCACGCCAGTGCCACAGAGGAGAATGAACATAGCCTCATCGAAGGACTTAAGGTCATCTACGGGTAAGAAGCTACAGTTATACATACAGGTGTTGTCACGCTCTGCTGCTGAACCTGCTGTCATTAAGCTACGCATAGAAGGCATTACTTCTAGGCCCAAGATAGCTTGTTCTAGTTTATACTTTGTCTCAGGGTCAACTAAGTCGCGGATGATATTTACTGAATAACGTGTTACTGTATCATCCCATGACTCACGTCCTGTGCCTTCATGGTACTTAGCATACCGTGACTTGTGAATAAATGATTGGTAGTCTGTTGGTAGTTGATTACTCATTTTTGTTTAACCTCTATATGTTTTATCTCTGCGCCATCTATGTCGTATATCATGTCTTGGATTAGTTGAGTAACTACTTCCTCGTACATCTCTTCTGCTATAGGCAGGATATTATCCCGCTCATCTACATCTAGTGTCATTCTAATATCAAACTTCATGCTGCCTTATCCAGTAAATCTCTAAGGTCAGGCTTCTTGTAGTTTGGCCCCTTCATAACCTTGCCATCTTCACGTAAGATAGGACTTCCTTTGCTGTCTAGCTTAGACATGTTGCTATTATGTACACGGGCAAAAGCTTCCATGAATACATTAGCACTATACTGTTCTAAGCCACTGTCTAGCATACGACTAACCGTTCCTTGCTGCTTAATAACTTGTTCACGCTCCTCTTTACGCATAAGCATACCTACATGATCAGGAGCAGTGAGCGCTAAGCCTGTAGATACATATAACAGATCACAAAGTTCTTTCAAGTGCTCTACCGTACCATACTTCTCAGCCATTAGCTCTTCTAATTCTTCATCAATCAGCTTAACCCACAAGCGAGGGTCAAGAGATCCACTAAAAGCTGTAATAAACTCAGCCACTTGCTCATGTGGTTTCTGAGGTTGCATTGCTTCTATATCGTCTTGACTAATCATTTGTGCTTCTCTTTCATTGCTTCTAACATTTTGTTTAGATACCACTGTGCTTTCTGCATGTCCTCTAGTGGGTTCTGCTTGTAACGATACCTGTGTTGATACTTTATGAAGTTACCGTGACAATACGCAATGAATCCTTCTAAGCCTAGTACCTGCTTGATGTAGTCTATGCACTCTACGCCACCACCAAGATTGTAATGCGCTGGCCTGTTTACAGGGTCATAGCTATTGTCTTCTTCTAAGTCATCCATACTAGCAGTCTCCTTTTGTCTTAGTCCACTTGTCTATTGTGTAGACGTTACCCACTTTAGTTACACTCTCTTTGTTATCTTGTACTCCACCAACTATGTCAAGGCCCAAAAGCTCATTTCTTCTCATCTCTACAATGTCATAGATTTCAGGGTGGTCATCTGATACAGAAAGAAAAGCTGTCATCATAGTTAATACTTCTACCATGTGTCCCATAACTTCTAAAGGTACATCACCATCTGAGTTCATGACCATGTTAGTTTTTATCTCACCATCCCAGCCATCTGCTGCATCCCAATCAATAGCTTGGATAATTAAGGCAACCTCACCTGGAGCTATTATTAGTGCATCGTTGCCTGTCTTAGGTCTATCGCCCATTAACTTCTCCTCTTTTCTTTAAGGGGTATTCTTTCTGCTAGTATAGGCTTACCCCTTTCTTTAAGCCACTCTTTAGGAATAACTCTATGAGACCATAGTATGTTATTTTTGTCACACCACTCAAAGTATCTAGACTTAGCACCCTTGTACAGCTTAGCCTTAGCATTGCTAAACACAAATCGTATGTCTAGCTCTGGGTGTTGCTTCTGTATCTCTAGGTGTTTTCGTCTGTCATCACTATCAAAGATACCCTTCGATTCTATTATGATGCCATTGTCTAGCAAAAAGTCTGGGGTATAGGTTCTATATCTTAAGTCTTCCCACTCAATCTTTAGAGACTCGTACCTAACTTTCTTCTGGTTATCTTTGAGTACCGCAGCAATGTCTTTCTCTAAACCGCTGCGGTATCTTCCTTTATTGTGGAACTTCAATGTGTACGTAGTCTACCATTGGTGGCTCCTTAGCCTTAGACATTACAGAGGGAAGAGTCTGTAACTGAGGCCAACAACGTTGTTTGTAATCACAGAAGCCACAGGCTCTACTAAGCTTTATGTTGCCTGTAGGCTTCTTATAGAAGGTCTCAGGCTCTGCCTCAAAGCAACGCTTGAAAGGTTTGTCTTCGTCAATGTAAGCTACTGTAGCCTTCATCTCATCTAAGACTTTCTCTTTGTCTACGTTAGCTGCAGAGACATACTTGAAGTCACCTGTACCTTTATTGATTGCCCACCAGCCACCTACAGGAGCGCCTTCTGCTTCTGCATAGCCTACAAGCTGTGGAATGTAACCAAACCCATCACCAGAGTTGAGTGCTTCAAAACTGGCAAACTTGTTAGCGTAGGACCAAGGAGAGGTAGACTTAACGTCATCTACCTTACCGTCTAGCTTCATGTCGTACTCGCCATTAATCTTACGCCCATCTAAGTCAAGCGTAACCTTTGCATTATCCTCAAAGTCAACGTCAGCACCACGTAGTAAGCCTTTGAACACAGCCTCTACAATGTCACCAATCATCATCATCATTAAAAAGCGTGGCGGGAATGCTGTCTTGTACTCAGGCTCATTCTTATCAAACCAAAGCTGACAAGTAGGACGCCCAATGTTGGACATCCTTAACCTAAATGCATCCCGTGGACCTCCGTTGAATTGCTTATTCATAGCATCTCCAACATCAGACATAACTTTATCAATTATGCTTTGATCCATTCCTTTTTTACCAGCAAGAACAGAGTTCATGTAGCTGTGAAGGGATAGCTCTGCAGGATGCTCCATTACTCAAACTCCTCTACGTCAACAATAGAAGCAATGATCTCCTTTTCATAATCATCTACGTCCTGACGATTGTTCTCATCCCACTTAGCTAGGATGCCAGTGTTAGTAACTTCAACAAACTCCAAGAAGTCCTTGAGGATTTCATTGTCACCCTCTTGTACATCTACGAGATCAGGTGCGCTGAACGTGTAGGACGCATACTGGTTGCCATTGGGTAAGTCATGTATACCTGCACCTAGAGTTACGTTGTACTGGATAGGCAGCTTGTTCTTACGTGCTATAGTAGAGATGTAGCCATTCAATGCTTTGACACTAAGCTTGTTCTTAACGTCTGTAACGAATGGCATATTAACGTAGTCACCCGTGATACTCTTACCATCTGCATCTGTAGCATCATCAAGAGTAATAAGACCAAAGACAACCATAGTACGGCTGATAGAACGGATAAGGTTCTTTGTAGTCTCTGATGTTGCATCCCAATCTTTGATGTAACCTGGACGCCCTAAGTTAAAGCCACCCTTAGTATCCTTGAAGTCACCCTTAAGATCAGTAGCCATTACTGTCTTATTCATGGCGTTCAACTCACTGTCAAACTGTGTCCACTGCTGGCGGATAGCGAAGATACGGATCTTAGGGTTCTCTGAATAGATGGCTGTGTCTTCATCCAAGGTCAGCTTGTAAACACCTACAGGCATTACCTCTGTCTTGATTTTCTTACCAGCTACTTCCATCAGCCCCATAGCTGCTTGGTGTACCTGTGTCAGCCGTGCTAGGGTTGACTTAGAAGATGGACTATTTGTATTAGCTACGCCCATCATTTCTGCTAGGGATTGCCCTGATTCATTTGCTACTGTTAGTTGTGTACTCATAGTTTTTCTACCTTTTTATCTATGCTAGGAAAGTTAGTTATACATTAAACGTCAACTGTGTCAAGCCAGTTGATGCCTATCTTTGCTTCTAATAGTAGAGGAACATTCATAGTCACACCGTATGCCTTCTCTACTAGATCGTTTAAGTCTTCATTCAAGTCGTTAATTATCTGTATTACTTGAACTTCTTCGTCTGGGTGTATGTCAATTACTGTTGAGTCATGCACTGTATTTACTAGACAAGAATGCAACGGTTTTAATCTATCTTCTAATTCATTCAGGACTACAGGAACTACGTCACCTGTCGCAAAGCCCTGCACTGGATAGTTCTTAATCATAGTGAAGAATGTAGGTGTACCGTTAGCTCTCCTAGTAATGCCAGGAAAAGCGTACTGCCTACCTGACACGTTAGTAATCTTCTCTAGACGTATAGCCTCGTTGCCTAGATTCTTGTGCCACTTAGCTATACCCTTGTATTTGTTGATAAACTCTTCATAGTAAGCAGCTTCTGCTTTGCTTCTACCATATCCACTGGCCCCGAACAGGGGAGCGAAGGTGTGCTCCTTTCCTTCTTGACGGGTAGTAGGCTGACCAGCATCAGTGATAACCTTGGCAGTGTAGCTGTGTACATCAAAGCCTGTCGCAATCTCTTCCATAGCTGTCTCATCCTGTGCTAGGAAAGCTGCTGTTCTAAATTCAAGCTGAGCAAAGTCTGCCTCACAGATCAGACCGCCATCCCAGCGAGATATAAACACACGCTTTACTGGAAATGTCCCTCCTCTTGGCATGTTTTGCATGTTAGGGTTTCTACCACTAAACCTACCTGTAGCTGTGATGTGTTGGGTAAGAGTGACATGGAGATAGGAGTCACCTCTGGTATAGTCTGAGATACCTTCCACAAAGGAACTAAGGTAGGAACTAACAGCAGATAACCTACGTAGATCACCAAGGAAACTGACAGCATAATCCAAGCCCCTCGTTTTAGCATTCGATATGAGAACATCTAATCTATCCTTTCCTGTTCCAAAACCATTTGCACTAACCCAAGCCTTGTTAGGTGGGAAGAACCCCAGCCCTGCAAGCTTGTCTAGCTTCTTTAGCTGGTAGCCTCTAGCACTGCAATCCTTACAGTTGTTAGGCTTAGAGTAAGGCGTACCATCTTTCTTCTGCTTGAACGTCTTACCCTTACCCTTGCAAATAGGGCAGGTAAAAGCTTTGGTCTTGTATGTACGCTCTGTATTTTTAGTTACTACTTCTTTGAACTCAGCCTTATTGTTTACATAATCAAACAAGTCAACCCAAGTTTTCTTCTCATTGAGAGTGCAACTGTATACTACAGATGACATCTGCTCTGGTGAGTTGAGGTTTACTGGTGTATCTCCCATAAGCATACGTACTTGTTTTGTAAGCCTCTCTTCTATAGCTATCTTCTCTTCTTCAAACTCTTTACGTACTAATTCTAAGGCGGGTTTATCCACCCTGACTCCCGACATGTACATTCTTGTAAGGGTTTTACAGGTTCTGAAGGTAACGTTTTTGACTCGTAGTAGGGAGTCGGACTCAGGCTTGGCGTAGTCGGCTTCGATTGCAAAGAACAACTCGCGAGTAACGTCAAGGTCACGCCGCAAATAAAAGCTAAGCTCATCAAGAGGTATTTCATTTGTGTTATACCCTTTCTTAAAGTACTCCTTTAAAGTATCATCTTTCTGGAAGTTTAGTTCACGGCGCTGGGCGCAACCGTCCATGCTCAGTACGTCTTTTTTTCCTCTCAGTAAAATATACTCAGCTAACATAGTGTCATATATGTCACCATCATACGTAAAGCCACACTCCCACAACCACATGAGGTCATGCTGTGCGTTGTGCATAATTAGTAGCGTAGTCTGATCTAGGATCAGCTGTATCTGCTTAGCTTGTAGTCCAGAGTTATCTTTCTTTTCTACATGGTCTAACGTAAAGATGTTTGTCTCATTAACGTTGTCTATATTCTGTGTACCTACTTGAGTAAGTGTATTGCTTGGCTCAAAGGGGTCCATGTGTAGCCTACCGTTACGTCTGGTAGTTGTGTTCTCAACGTCTAATACTAGTCTCATCCATCCATCCTCTTACGCCGTGTACTGACTACGATCTCCGTCTAGTTCGCAGTGTACGACACCATGCCACCCACCCTTAAGCTTATTCTTAGCAATGTTCAAGTGCCTTTGTTCATCTTGCTCATCTGCACCCTCAACTAACTTGTTGCGTGAGATCAGGATCATCAAGTCAGCTTCACTAGCCTTGCCTGTCTTACTGCCTTCCATCATGCTCTGATCAACGTAGACCTTCCCTTCTGCATCTGCTGATAGCTGAGACATCCAGATGATAGCGCAGTTGTGCTGCTTGGCAATATTACGTGCATGGATGGCTGCATCCTTGAGGTATACGTGTGAGTCAGAGCCACCCTTAGAGGCAAACTTGTCACCCATGTCCAGTACCACGACATCAGGGGAGTAAGCCTTAACAATAGCCTCTACCCATGCCATGTCCTTGCCTGTGCTGTCCTTAACAAAGATGTTCTCTGTGACAGGCTTGTAGCGAGCAGCAGCGAGTGCGTAGTTGCCCTTAACCTCTTCCATTGACATAGTGGTAGCAGCACTAAGATACCTCGCTCCTACGCGATGTGATGGCTCCTCATTACATAACACCATGCACTTAGCACCCTGACTAGCGAACCCGCCTGGAGAGGCTAAGGTAGAGGCATGGAAGCTTGTCTTACCCGTGTTAGGTCTAGCACCTACAATAATGAGATGCCCAGCGCTAATGCCTTCTACTTTCTTTCTTAGTGATGGGATGTTCCATTTCCACTGGCACTCAATAGCGTTGGCCTTAAGCAAGGCGTCAATAGACATATCATCCCAATCAACCTTGAGGTTAGGCATGAAGTCATCTTGGTAGTTCTGTATCAGGTTACGCAGCGGCTCTAGACTATGATCACCACCATTGATGTACTCAAAGCCAATGTTAGCTACCTCTTCACCTACCACCTTTTGAAACATATTAGCCATAACTTCGTTGGCAATACCCTGAGACATGGCCTCTTCTTTGTTGATCCTACGGAAGACATCCTTGTAGGACTCTTTGTTAGCAGTAGTTAAGGTGTTGTTACTAAAGAACAAAGCTTCTAGCTCTGCTACACTTAGGTCTTTCTCGTAGGTCTCCATAGCATAGTCAATGGTCTTCTTTACAAGACGTATATCCTTAGTGAATAGTTTATCTGGACAACGAACTCCTTTGTTGTTTTCATAGAACTCTTTGTTTAAGAGCGTCTTGACAAGAGCGAACTCCATCATGCGTACACCTTCCTGATCGTAACTATCTCGTGTTGCGTATAAGCAATCTCTATCTCAAGCTCTTTACGCTTAGGAGTTAGCTTTTTAGTAGTCTTTATAATTGACATACGCTTAGCTTCTAGGTCAGATAACTGATCCTTTAGTTGTCTTAGATTCTTGCTCATCTTTTAGTTCCCTTTTTCTATTGCGTAGAACATACCCTCTGATCTATTCATTGATAGAAATAGATCTCTTAGTTGTTGATAAGACATGTACAACATCTGGTACTGATCTAAGTCCTCATCAAACTGCCTAATATAAACTGTATTATCTTCTCCTACTATCATTTCAACATCACTAAATGCGTCACCCTCATCTAAACTGGTGATGACAGATGCATCTTTCTCAAACTCAACTGTGAACATTGTTAGCTTTTGCTCTCTCTATTGATCTCTTGCGTTCTTCCTCATTAAACTCTCTTATGTCTTGCTCATCAAACTCTGTTGCATAGTTTAATTGCTTTTGCAACTCTGTAATCTTCTCGTTAGCTATTTTTAGCTCTTGTTGTAGATTCTCTATCTCACCACACATACTCATAACTTTTACCTCTAGTCTAGCTACATCAGTCATTTATTACTGCTTCACGTTGTACTTTCTGTATCTGTTCATACTTAAAGAACAACTGCTCAAACTTCCACTGGTATAGTTGCTGCATACCCATCAGTGCGTTCATCATTTCATCTTGAGTAGGCTCACGTTCACCGTCACCAATCTGTCTGAATGTTGTCTCAAGGTCATTACAGACTGACCAGCAGTCCATGATGTGCGGCTCTAGTTCGTATAGATCAATCATTGTTTTCCTCCTCAGTTAGTGCATCCCATGATACAGGGAATAGTTCAAGCATCTTTCGGTCAATCTGATTAGCTACCTCACGTGTTTCTGCTTGTGTATCTGTTTTACACCGTAGGTTACACATATCAGCGAAGGCGTCAAGGCTACCTGACCAATACCACTCAGTCATCATGCTCTGGGGTAGTACCATACGTGCCTGCTCAGGGGCTACTCCATCTGCTAGAAGTGTCTTGTAAGTACTCAGCTGCCTATGCCACTGTATCTCTTGGTCTAGCACTAGGGTGATATGGCCTTCACTGCCTTGCTTTTTGTCAAGGCTACGTCCTCGCCAGAAGTTAGGCTCATAGAACTCTGGATCATCATCCACGTACCGCCTAGATATTTCATTCCAACGCAGGAATTTATGCTTGACTAGCTGACGTGCTACAAACACTGGAGCCTTGACGTGGAACGATGCAAAGCAATGCCCAAAGGGGCTGATGTGCTTGTGCTTGGCAAGGTAACGGATCAGCTTATCGTCCTTAGCCTTAAGTTTAGGTGGACTCCATACGTCATTCACATCCATCTCAGAAGTCTTACCAAAGCTTACCCGTGCAGCGTTAGCTACAGTTAGGTCATTGCCCATGTGCTCTATGTAAGTAGATTTAATCATTAGTGTTCTACCTCTATTTTAATACATTCTATTGTCTCTGACTTGTCATTTACCATAACTGAGGCAAACTTTAGTTGAGCCATGCACAGTGTCTTATTGTCAAACGTACCTAAGTGGTGATATCGTATACCTTGGCCTGGTATAAAGTTTATCCACAATAGTATTGCTATTACTTTCATTTCTTGCGCTCCTTAATCTCTGTTTCTAGTTTAGCTATACGTTCTTCTAGTTCTTCTACTTTCTTAGTTAGTTCGTTTATATAGTAGTTCTTATTCAACCTACAAACTCCTTAAGCTTCTCAATGTCAGACTCTAATGCATACTTTATGTCATCGTCAAGACGTAAAGCACTAGTAGGTAGACCTGTCCAAGACACAATCTCTCGTGTAAAGGTCAACGTCTTGGGTACAGCGTCAGGGTCTAGCGCTACGATAACCCTGCTATACTCTCCAATCTTTGCCTTATGATCTTCAGTAAGTGATGTACCAAGCAAAGCCATAGCGGTTAGGCCAGGACATACTCTCGCAGCAGTTATAGCGCTTATCACATCCTCTACTACAAGTATAGTACCATTCGGTATGCCAATGCACTTTGTAAAGTAATGCCCTAGCCCAGAGTACCTGTACCACTTGGGCTTAGCACCGTCCAAGGCTCTACCAGTAGCATCGACTAGCTTACCGTTACTAGTACAGGGGAACACGCAGCGTCTGTCCTTCACGTCATACATAAGATCTTCACCCTGTATGTTCCATCTGTTTACAAATCTATGGAATAGCTTGTGCTCTGGCTTAGGTGTAACAACATACTCAGGTAATACCATACGTTCTAGCTCTTTCTTTTTGTTTCCCTCTACTGACATGCTCCAAGCGTTGATCTTTGCTTGTATCTCTGTAGCTGTTAAGCCACTACCATACGCACCCTTAACATTACAGGACAGCTTGTAGCAGTTGTATACAATCACACCATCCTTGTTAGTTGCACTGAAGTCATTCCTAGCGTGACACATAGGACACATGCCACGAAACGATAGACCATCAGTCAGGTTAAGCGTGTCTAGGTAGTCGCTTACTTTACTCATTTTTCTTTTCCCATCTCTTTGCTAATGCATTGGATGCACCCGTGAATGTGTTTACCAAGTAAGGTGTAACAGAACTAGGGTTGGCATGTCCACTCACTTGCATGATTTCAAACTGATCTGAGCCAGCCTCAACCATCTGAGTGATAGCTGTACGCCGCAAGTCCATACCTGTAAGCTCAGGTGGTAGATTAGCTTTCTCCTTTACCTCATTGATAACTTGATGTATTTCTACTTCTTGATAGGGTGTGTATGCTCCTGCTCTACGTTTAACTCTTGGAGCTACGTACTGTTGAAAGCCCCAATCTTCTTTCTGTAGGATTAACATCTTGTTTAGTTGTGGTGGTATAGGTAGGTGTACTTCTGCTCCTCTCTTACGTTGTACTAGGTCACAGCGCTGGGCATCTAAGTCTAGAGCATCCCAAGTTAGTCTACGCATATCACCTAATCGTTGCGCCCACTCGTAGGCCATGTGTACTATCAAGCCGATAGAACGATAATCAAAATCACCGTAGGCAGTGTCTAAGAATGACTTGACGTTATCATGCGTCCACCTTACCCGTCTTGGCTTGCCAGCAGTCTTATCGACTAAACCAATAGGACTAACCTGGACTATCTCAGCTTGCATAGCTACACGGTAAACGGCGGATAGGCACTCTGATCTAATGTTAGCAGTGCGAACACCAATACGTTTCCAAATAGCATATGCTTCGCTGAGTTGTTTAACACCTATCTTATCTATTCGTATACTACCTACCTTCCTACCATCCTTTAGGACAGTATCACAAACCTTGTTAAGATGTCTAGTGTTGGTCTTCTGTGTTTCACCAGATACATCACGAAACTTATCTGATTGAAAATAAAACTCTACCAGATAACGAAAAGGGTGGTTGCCTCTTGGGACTATTGGGCTGAACTTTCTTGTCACTCTCTTGCTCCTCTTTTGTTTTAGGTATAGGCTTGTCTGACCAATCGTCACATGGATCATCTGTGTTTGTTTCAATCATCCTTGTTTCCTTGAAATGTATCATAAATAAAGTACACTGCACCTGCTAGATAAATTATTATAAGAACTATAGGTATAGCATACATTATCTCTCCTTCGCCATCCTGTTAGAATAATGTATAGTACTGGTCTCCTTCATCAATGCAGTCCTTGACCTGCTTAGCTTGGCGTACAAGATGTTCTGTATCCTCATACTTACCCATCCAATCTGCATCGTCAATCTGTCGCTGTAGTTCATTGTGATATTGGTGAGCGCCTACAAGGTTCTCTGTGTTAAACTTATCTTTCATGGGCTGAATACCTCCATACTTGCATCAGAGCGATGAGCTTCTAGGGCTGCACTGTGGTCTTGTATCTGACGCCACCAATAGTCTTGTGCTGACGCAGTGTCGGCGTAGCTCATGCGGCGGTGGAGGTAGTCAAACTGACGCTCTGCTTGATACTCGCAGATCACTACTAGCTGCTGGGTCATGGGCTGAATACCTCCATACTTGCATCAGGGTAAAGATATTGTAGGCGCTCTACTGCCTTGTCTGCTTTGTATTCAGTGGCCTCATACGCCCTGTAAAAAGATAGCTCTCCTTGTATTAGTTCTACATTCCAAGATTTGTTTGAGTAGTGTTTCTTCTTGCGTATAATAAGCCTGTCCATGTTAGTTATCCTCTTCATCTCTTACGTTTGGAAAGGCAGTAATCATTTTGCCATACAAACCTGTCAACTTAATCCATGTTGAATGATAGCAGTCACCCTCCATATCACGGTTCTCATCATTGAAATCATCAAGCGTCTTGAATATATACATGAGTGCTTGTTGCTGGTCAATTGTCAGGCAGTCAAACCCTTCACGTAGGGGTTTCTGCTTAGCTTCGCGCTCCGCTTTGTACATTGCTGAACGTGCTGCTTCTTCTTCATTTTCAATATAAGGCATTAGATAGTCTCCATTTGTTTTTCTACTATTATATAATTGAACGCTAATTGTCTAACCATGTCAAGTATTTCATCATAACGTTCTTGGGCTTGTTGTGTATATATCACTTCACCATTGGGATCATTAATATACGGGTATTCGTGACACACTTCTGATAACCATTCACACGCTATATCTTTACACATATCGTTGAAGTCAAAGTCAGGCATCACGGCGGCTTTTTGTATAGGCTGCATTAGCTTCACCTTTCAAACATAACAGTGTATGTGTTGCCATCCAGCCTAAAGGTCAACTCACTGTAGTCATAGGCTTTTCTCTGGTATTCCATAGTGTATGTCTTCTCAGAACACTCTCGTACATTACGATAGCCAGTGATCACTTGCTCTGTCTTGTTGTGTTCAGCAGATGCTATGCCACCGATAACTGCACCCGCCGCTGCACCCTTGTCATCCCCTGTCAAGGCCTTGCCTAGTAGTCCACCAAGAAGTAGCCCACCAAACACGTCAGCACCAGATGTACCCTTGTTTACCTCCTTATATATAGGAACCTGGATTATCTCACATACCCGCTTAGTCTCAGGTACTTCCTCAGTGTACGAGTAGTAAAAGTGTTTCACTGTCCCGTTGACGCTATCCTGTGCAGCTACTGGTGTAGCAAGAATAGTTAATGCTATTGCTAGTTTACTAGCTATTGCGTGTTTAAACATGTGCTTATCTCCTCTGTTACCTTTTCAAGTAAGGTAGCTCGATCACTGTAATACTTCATAAGCTCTGTGTCAGAATAGTCAGGGGCTTCAAAGCTGCTTAAATCCATGTCACTATGTAGCACCTCATTTAGTACAGTAAGCTCATTAGCTGTAAGCTGTAATAATATCATACCTTTTGTTCCTCTCTTACTTCAACATATGCCTTATACAGGCCATCAATCACACGGTCTTCATCCTTCTTAGGGATGGTAACGTGCTCACTCAGTATTGCTAGTATCTTAGCTTTTGTTACCTTGTCCATTACTTCTCTCCTTTGATGTAGCACCGCTCTACCTCTTCAGTAGTCAGAGCACAATTGAAACCGTTATTCTCGTAGATGGCACAGATCATATCACCAAACCACCATACTTTGTAGCCATCACTAGCCCACCTAACATCCTTGCCAGAAGCTAATGCTTTTGTCAACTCTCTAAGTAACATGGCTATACCTCCTCTTCTTCAAACATATTATCCCACTCATAGGGTGTGATGCCTGTCATTACAAACTCACGTTCATCTGCATTTAAGTTAGGCATGGCATCCTGGATTAGCATACCTCCCTGCCAAGCCTGTAAAGCACCCTCTGATATGTCCATCCGCATAGTGCTTGTTCTACCCGTCAAAGGGCTTCTGCGTGTGATAGTAATCATTGTTGTGCCACTCCTAATACTCCGCCATTCTCCCACTCAGCGTACAAACCATTGTCAGTCAGGATATCGTTGATCTTATGGTTCACACCAAAGTCATCCAGTGATGCATCAAACTCTTTGTAGTAGTCAGCCCACACGGTATCATAGTTTTCCTCTGCTGATATGCGGAAGGTATCATCACCGTTGTAGCCACCCTCATAGACGGGCACGCCAATCTTCTTAAGCTGATTGTATGCTGTCCTGTAATTACGTTTCATAGTTCTATTCCTCTTCTCTCTAACCGTTACTAGTATAGGGTGGCTGGTGGTGTTGCTTAATCTATGGATGCTGTGATAATGTTCTCCTCTATGAAAGCAAAGCCACCGCCGTTGCCCTCTTCATCCTGTGATAGTGAAACCATAAGCTCACCACCACCCTCACTGTTAGGCTTTTGTATGATGAACACAGGCCAATCTCTTGCACCATAGTCATCCTCTTGAAAGTAAAAGCTTACAATCTTGCAGCCTACTAACTGCCTAAAATATTTATCCATGTCCATTATGCGTACTCCTTTTCATCAATACTATTAAACTCATAGACTGCTATGGCAAAGCCACGGGGTGTGGCACTGCGTATGTCTTTGGTGCGCTGTGACTTACCGCCAAGCTTTAGATGCTGCTTGGCATAGCCCTGCTTGACTGTCACAGCCACTTTAGTTGGCATGACGAAACCGCCGCCAGTCCAGAGACAGGTTTTCTTAGGGTAGGCGTCACGTGGTGCGATGTACTCAGGCCAGCGTGGGTGCTCTATCTGATCGTCAGGGATGTAGCCGCCATACTCATAGGGGTGGAAACGATAGTCAGGCTTGCGCCACATGGTAGCTAACACTGACACAGGGTTCTCTATGAAGTAAGGGATAGCCATGCCGTTGAACATCCTTGCCACTGCTGTCGCATGTCCTACTGCATCAGCCTGAAAGAAGGGGTTGGCCTGTGCCTTGCGCTTGAAGTGTGCCGCACCTGATACAGCCATGTCAGTACAGACAGGGAAGGCCATGCCAAACACCACAGGCTTGTCACCAAACTCTGATTGTATGGCGTTCAACCAGTTGTGATCATGAAGGTCAGCATAGTTGTATGTTATACTGCCGCCACCATCAAAGGTCTGCACCTCTGGATCACTGAGGGAATGTTGAATGTCAAAGGCGTGGCAAGTGTAGCCAGCATCTGCCCACGGTTTCAGTGCTTCACCTGTGAAGTCATATAGACTTATTACAATACCTTTAGTCATGATAGCACCTCTACTGTTACTGTTAGAATATCACCGTATGATAGAAAACTTATCTACCCTGCAAAGTGACGCACACGGCGTGATGTGATTTTGTTGACACTCTTTTCGATATAGATAGAGCGCTTGCCAAAGTGCAAAGCTTGCATTGCCTTACCCTTAGCTAAGCCCCAGCGTGATACTTTCTGGCGCTTGCGTGTCAATCCTTTGAAGCCACACAGATTAAAGCGGAAACCATCAGTGCGATCATTCAGGGGCTTTGTTGCGATACATATAAACATTAGTCATTCCAATCATCTTGTGCCATTAAGACACGTTTCACCATGTAGGTAGTGACACCAAAGTGCGCTGCTACCTGTGCTACCGTCAAGTTTGTGCTATCGAATAGCTCTATAATTTCCCAATCCTGTGGTATATTTGTCATGTTACTTGATCCCATGCATTCTGCGCCATGCTACCCAAGTGATAGCTTGTAGGTCACAGGCTTTGATATTTAGTATAGATGCAGCGTCACGATATGCTTGCGCTAGTGTTCTGTATTCAGCCACACCAATGTTAGCCTTGTCAGACTTAAGCTGCACACGCTCACCATACGCTATGTTTCTTGCGTGGCCGTCCACTGTAACGCTATCACCACCCATGATATTGTCAAAGAAAGCACTAATCTTAGGGCCGTTCAGCGTCTTAAGAATAGCTTGGCTACGATTAGGATCACGCATAACCTTGTAACCCTTAAGGCGATTAGACTTGTAAGCCATGCATCCCTCAATAGCTTCATGGTCTAAGCCTTGCTGATACCCGTCAATAACTTGTCCAGCTGTGTGGACGTTCTTGTTCCAGTTAAGGTTTGGACTAGTAGCAGCAACCACACCAACTGAATGACGTAGTGTCACACCCTTAGCAAGAGCAAGAGCACGGCATTCACGCTTGGCTTTCTTGTACCAACGTAACCCGTCAAGCTTCTCTTTACGTGTAGCTAGGCCATACGTCTTAAGAATGTTACGCGCTAGGATATTTCTATCTTGTACATCTGTAAACATTGTTACGCTCCTAAGTTAAACTATCTAGAGAATAGGCACCTCAATGCCTATCTGTCAAGGTAGTCTATGCTGTGCGCCATACCCTGACAATGCGGTTCACTTTATCTGTGCGGATTGAGAAGTCACGCCCATCATTATCCTTGCGCTTCCTTTGGTGCCAGATACCTGCTGATAGGCGATGTGCCACACGAATGTAATTCAACGTGGTGGTAGGATCAACAGGCACCGCAAAGCTATCACCTACATTCATTGTGAAGAAAGGGTATTTGTAGTAAGGAACGCCATTGCGAGTTGCGTTTGGCATTGGTACATTCTTTTCAACTTTATACATGATATTCTCCAAATGTTTAGGGTTAAGGCTTATATCACCGTAGAGATAAACCCAAGCTAAGCAGACGTTATTGTTGCTTAGTGAAGACATAGCTATAGTGACCCTTGGCCTGGATGTCTTTACAAAGCAACCAGCACTGTAGGTGGATTGTTTCATATCACCACTCTCAAACCACACTTTCAGTGATCCCTTGTGCCTACATCCCTTGCTCAATGTCACAGGTTTTGTCATGCCTGTAACAATCGGGTTTCGTCACTATGCAGTTGCTTAGACTGCTAATTCGCTTGCTGCCATCCATCCAGATAACTAGGGCTGTTTTGTTGTCTTATCGTAGTATTATTTAGTTTAGTTAGTCAAGTAAATCTTTTAGTCGTTAGTCTTAGTCTTTATTTCTCAGGGCCTTGCACCGTGTTCGCCGTTAGGACGCTGAGACTTGTTGAAGAGCTACGCTGCTTCGGTTTATCTCTTGTCGCTTTCGATGTAATCACTATGCACAGAATGAATTGAATAACACAATAATTAATTTAGATGATCACGGAAATAGTTTAAGTTTATGTTTTCATTAAAGAATAGCTGTAACATTTGATATTGATTGGCGCTAAGTTTATCTAAGGTGTTGATCTAGTTAGATAAACTAATTGTTGCCTCGCGAGTATATACTACATGCGCGTATCTATTCCTTTATGCAATGCGGCATGGTTTTCTAGGGGTGGTATATGTGTGCAACGCAAATGGGGGGTAGGGGTGTATTACATGCATCGTGAGTGCTATTTCGTTCACTGTCAGGAAACACCTAGCAATTACAGTAACTTAGCCAAAAGAGGGTTCACCTAACACTATTAAAAGTATTACTTTACAGTAGTTTAGCACTATTAATACCCTAGAAAAACGATATGTCACCTCTTATAGGGGTACGGGCAGGGGCCAGGGTGGGGGTATACGATATACGTATATGTACAAATACACACACGGGTTTTTTACAATGAGTCACTCCCCTATTGACAGATGTATATACATAGGTATAACTATACGTACACCAAGGAGGCTAACATGAAGAAATGCAGCATATGCAGTAAAACTAAAGACTTACATGAGTTTGACAAGATTCGCTTAGCCAGTGGTGAACAGACACCTACAGCTAGGTGTAAGGCTTGCAGAAGAGAATACACAAACCAGTACAACGCAAAGAAAGGCTCTGCAACAGGCTTAAATCGGGAGGAATACCTGAGTAGTGTACGTAAACCGCAACTATCTCCCGAAGAGAAGCAACAGCTAGGCCAAGCTAAGTGGGATGCTTGGCATAAAGAAGAACTTGAGAGGCAAGAACAAAAGCGTAAGGATATCATGGCTAAAGCTGTCCAGGTATGTGGCAACTGTAATGAAGAGTTACCCTTATCGCAGTTCCCTATGCGCAAGCGTAAGCGTAAGAGTGGTAGTACTTACAGAACGCCTAGCCATGAATGTAAAACATGTAAGAACAACAAGGAAGCTAAACATAGAGCTAGTCCAAAAGGTCAGGATACTGCTAAGTTATACAGGAAAAGCCCTGCAGGAAAAGCTAAAGCTAAAAGAGATAGAGCTTTACGTGATAAACGTAGTAAACAAGCTACACCTAAATGGTTGAACCCTGAGCAAAAGCAACAGATATTAGACATATATGAGCATATGCGGGATTGTAGATCCTTTACTGGTGAAGACTACCATGTAGACCATATAGTCCCTCTTAGAGGTGAAAACGTCTGTGGGTTACATGTACCCTGGAACTTACAAGTTCTACCCGCTTATGTTAATATGAGTAAGTCCAATAAGGTGTACCCACTAGACTGACCCCCATGCCTTTTGTGTTCACGAATTGTTACAATAACTAGCTAATATACGATTAGGGGTTGACACGGTTTACGGAATAAGTATAACTTACTGTAGTGGTAGTGGTAGTTAAACTATTAAGTAACTACATAAAAAAGTAATAACTACTAAATAGTAATAACATATACAAGTTATAAATAAGATAAGTAGTTACTATATAGTAATACTATGTAGTTATAGTAATTTATGTAATTACATTGAAATAGTTATTGACAGTATGTTAAACATAGTCTATTATAATATTTGTAGTAGTTACTAACCTTGTAGTTATAATGAAGGAAGTAGTTACTATTAAGTATTACTAGGGCTTCTGTAGTTACTATAAGTGTCACTCCTTGTCTCCTCTCTCCTTTCTGTAATAACAGAACCCCTAGTAATACTACTTTTCTCACACCCCTTAACATTAGTACTTGACTTTAATGAAAAAACGAATACAACTATACCCAAGTGAGTCCGTATTAGAGGACTTCTATAATGCTCTGGCATCTAAGAATAACAATGCCTTACTAAAGATACACATTCCTAAGTCTGATGTATTCTATGTAAGAGAGGCTATCTTAGCTGACACTGGAGTTAAGTATACTTTAGATCACGTAGAGAGAGCTATGTACTTAGAGGGTATGATAGACAAGCGTGACGTACTCGAACCTAACAGGAAGAGACCCTATGCTGACTCCTAAGAAGGGCAAGAAAAAGCCAGCTGGCAAGCGTAACTACACCATGAGTGGTGAAGGTAAGTATGACAAGTCTCCTAAGCGTATGGCGGATAACCGTGCTCGTAAGAAGGCACGTTATGCTATGGAGAAGGGTGGAGCAGTAAGTAAGGGTGACGGTAAGGATGTAGACCACAAGGACGGTAATCCTCGTAATAATGCTAAGTCTAACTTACGTGTTCAGAAAGCTAGTACTAATAGAAGCATACCCCGTAACAGTAACGCAGGAAAGCGATAACAGCTATGGAAAACCTTAAGTTACCTGTAGCCCTTGTAGTAGCTATGGCAGTGCAGCTTGCAGGTGGAGTGTGGTGGGTGTCACAACAAGCTTCTATTATATCAAACTTAGAAGAGACTGTATCACAACTAGGTAGCCGTATGGCTATTGAGGATAATGTTAATCTTAAGCGTGATGTACAAGAAAATAGTGATTACATTGATGGTGCATTTGAAGAAATAGAAGATCTATGGGAAGAAGCAGATGCATTAACTAAGACTATATCCCGTATTACTGAATTACAGCAACGTATAGCTTTAGCTGAGAAGACTTTAGAATACTATGGTCGTGAGATTATGAGTAGAAATGGACCTAACTAATGGCTATTGAGTATAGAGGTGAGACATTTGCAGGTTACAACAAACCCAAGCGTACACCTAAGCATCCTAGTAAGTCCCACGCTGTACTTGCCAAAGAAGGTGAAACCATTAAGCTCATCCGCTTTGGTGAGCAGGGAGCATCCACAGCAGGAAAGCCTAAAGAGGGTGAATCTGATCGCATGAAGGCTAAGCGTAAGAGTTTTAAGGCTAGGCACGGTAAGAACATAGCTAAGGGTAAGATGAGTGCAGCTTATTGGGCGGATAAAGTAAAGTGGTAGTAATGGGATACTTTGGTATAATAATGGTATGTATGAGTGCTCTATCTGAGCATTGTGACGTTGTTACTAGTCCCTACGTATTTAGCACTGAAGAAGAATGCCAAGTAGACGTTTTAAATGAAGCACTAAAGATTAGAGCTACGTACAGTCATGCAAGTATAAAACCTAACTGTGCTGAGTTAAAGTATAATGGGGAGCCTGCTTAATGGCTAAGAAATCTACAGTAAACGCAGCGGGTAACTACACTAAGCCTAGTATGCGTAAGACTCTTGTAGCTTCTGTAAAGGCGGGGTCTTCGGGTGGTAAGCCTGGTCAGTGGTCTGCACGTAAGGCTCAAATGGTAGCTAAGCAATATAAAGCAAAGGGTGGCGGATACAAATGAGAAAGTATATTAAACGACTGTTGTGTGCATTACTGAATAAGAAGTGCCACACAGGTTGTGACTGCTGTTAGTATGGCATTAGCTAAGTCACAGAAGAGCTTAAAGGCTTGGGGTAATCAAAAGTGGGGTACTAAGAGTGGAAAGCCCAGCGCTAAAACTGGTGAGCGTTATCTACCTGCTAAGGCTATTAAGTCTCTTACTCCTTCTGAGTACGCCGCTACAACCAGAGCTAAACGAGAAGGCACTAAGGCAGGTAAGCAGCATGTGGCTCAACCTAAAAAAATTGCAGCCAAAACCAAAACCTACAGGAAGGTAAGTAAATGAAGGGTGTAAAACACTATACTATTGACGGTAGGGAATGGACGGGTAAGACCCATAAGCATCCTGACGGTAAAGTTATGACAGGTGCTACTATGTCAAAGTCTTCTAAGAAGGTTGTACATTTTAAAGACCTGAGTAAAACAGCTAAAGCTAAGATAAAGAAATAGGAGAGAGACACAATGAATTACGGAAGTAAAAAACCTAAGAAGAGCATGTACGACATGGGTGGCTCTGTAAAGAAGGGCATGTATAACATGGGCGGTTCTGTAATTAATACAGGTCCATCCAAGGCAAATGGTGATTCTTTAGATATGAAAAACCAAGGTATGATGATGGCTGGCAATGCTATGCAAGATGGTGGCTTAACTAAAGCTCCTAACAAGGGCGCAGCATCCTTACCTAAAGCAGTACGTAATAAAATGGGATTCATGAATAAGGGGGGCCTAATGTGTGGTGCATCGAACCCCCCATCAAAGAAACGGACTTAACTAAATGTTTAACAATAAAGAAAAAGAACTAAACGCTGCAGGCTACACTGTTGTTGATGGTCAAGTATTAGACGCTAGTGGTGGCCCTGTAGCTGGTGAAGCTGCCTATGGTGACGTATGGTATGCAGATGAGCATGTAGAAGCTATTATGGCTGGTGAAGTAATGCCTAGTCTAACTACTTCTACTGCAGGTTCAGCATCTAATCAAGCAATGGTTACTGTAACTGAGGAAACTACTATAGTAGAGACAGAAGTAGTACGTGCTCGTAATGCTAAAGGTCAACTTGTAGGTGATGACCCTAGTACTC